TGGCGACGCCGAGGACAGCGACCAGATCTTCTCGACCCTGATGGGCGATGTCGTCGAACCGCGCCGGGAATTCATCGTCGGCAATGCGCTCAAGGTCGCCAATCTCGACGTGTGACCGCGGCTGGAGTGGGGATTCTCCGAAATAATGAGAATCGTCCACAAAATAATAAGAATGTTTTACGTTAAACGAGAATCCGTGCCCCGTGGCGGCGTTCTTCGGCATGGTCTGGATGGAACCATAGGTTAGTACGAGAGCTCCCAAAGCTTAGAATCGGGGAACCAAAGGTTAAATTCTCTCGCGCGCTTCCGAGATAATGAGACCTGTTTGCGTCAAAATGGGACCATTCTGTTTCGCTCCAAAAATCTCGGGGAGCACAACCTTGCCAAGGTTGGGGTCGAGGGTTCGAATCCCTTCGCCCGCTCCAGATTTTCTCAGGTAAATCAAGAACTTCGAAGCGGCCGTGCGAGGCCGCTTTTGCTTAGAGAAGCCCTGAGGACGCCTTTTCCAAGCTGAATCTGAGCGTTCGATGGCGCGTCCCCGGTTAGGCGATCGCGTTCTCGGCGGTCCATAGTCCCGGATATGGCGGCTTCCGGTGGCTCGACGCGCCTGATGTGGCGATCTATAGATTCACAGAAACTATAGAACCGACAACGCGACATGGCCCTGAGTCTGAAGGACCCTGAGACCGACCGCCTCGCCCGGGCGCTGGCGGCGCTGACCGGGGAAACGCTTACGGAGGCGATCCGCAGGGCGCTGGCCGAGCGGCTGGACCGCGAGCGGATCCGCCGGGGCCATCCGGGCGGCCTCGCTGGCCGGATACGCGAGATCGGCGAGCAGTGCGCCGCGCTGCCTGACGTGGCCGCACCTGAGACGGATGCTCGGCCTGGGCGTGATGCAGCCGGGATGTGGCGCTGATGGTGGTCGATAGCTCGGCGCTGATCGCCATCCTGCTTCGGGCACCGGATGCCGCCCGCTTCGATGCTGCCCTCGCCGACGCGCGAGTTCGCCTGATCTCGGCGGTGACCCGGGCGGAGGTCGCCTGCGCCATCGAGAGCCGTAAAGGTGCGCCCGGTCGGACGATCCTGGAACGGCTGCTGCGCGAGGGCGACTTCGAGACCGCCGCGGTCACACCGTGGCAGGCGGACCTCGCCGCCGATTCGTTCAACCGGTTCGGCACGGGCCGGGAGCCTGCCGCACTGACCCTGGGCGACTGCTTTGCCTACGCCCTGGCCCAAGCCGTCGGCCTGCCCCTGCTGTTCAGGGACGAGCGGTTCCGGCAGACAGATGTCGTTGCCGCCCTGCACGGCGGATAGAACGCTCGATGGCCCGCGCGAAAACCGTCACACCCGAAGCCCTGGCCGCCCTCGGCGCCGAGGCGTTGGCCGAGGTGCTGGTGGCGCACGCCGCGACCGATCCGGTCTTGCGCAAGAAGCTCGGCATGCTGCTCGCCGGCACCGAGGGACCGGGCAAGCTCGCCGCCGAGATCGACAAACGGATCAAAACCATCGGCCGCTCCCGCTCCTTCGTCGATTGGGAGAAGCGCAAGCCGCTGGTGCACGAACTCGACCATCTGCGGGTGACGATCGCGACTCGGCTCGCCAAGCAGGACGCCGCCCGGGCGATCGAACTGCTGTGGGATTTCATCGGCATTGCGGACGCGGTGATGGAGCGCGTCGGCGACGGCATCGGCGAGGTGGAAGACGTGTTCGGCGCCGCGATGGAAGATCTCGGCCGGCTCTCGGCCACGCAGCCTCGGGGTGATACGAAGGCGCTGGCTCGCCGGGTGCTCGCATACTGCGAGCGGGACGGCTTCGGGGCGACCGACGCGCTGATTCGGCATATGTCCGAGGCACTGGCCGCGGGCGGACGCGCCGAGATTCGTCGCGCGACCGAGGCCGCACTGAAAGCAGCGCCAAAATCCTCCGGCCCGCAGGACTGGCGCGCGGATGCGAAGCGTCGCCATCTCGCCTTTCGACTGGCGCTGCTCGCCGATCTTGAGCGCGACGCCGACGCCTTCATCGCCGCCATCCGCGCCGGCGAGATTGAGAGCACGCATGCGCTGGATGTCGCCGAGCGCCTGATTGCGTCGAACCGGCCGGCCGAGGCGCTGGACTGGCTCGATAAGCCGCGCCGGCGCATCGAGGACGAGGACGATGATGGCGCCGACACCGATCTGCGGATCGCCGCGCTGGAGGCGCTCGGGCGCAAGGACGAGGCGCAAGCGGTCCGCTGGCGGCATTTCGAGCGTTTCCTGAGCGCCGACCATCTGCGGGCCTATCTGAAGCGCCTGCCGGATTTCGAGGATTTCGAGGCGGAACAGAAGGCGCTCGGAGTCGCCGCCGCGCACAAGCAGGCCGCGCGGGGGTTGGCGTTTTTCATCGAATGGCGGGCGCTCGATCGCGCCGACCGCCTGGTGCGCGAGCGGCTGACCGCGCTCGACGGTCGCCTCTATGAGGTGCTGCGGCCGGCCGCGGAAGCCCTCGAAGAGAAGTTCCCGGAAGCGGCCAGTCTGCTCTACCGTCGCCTGATCGAGAGCGTGCTCGAACGCGGCTCATCGAAGCAGTACCAATACGCCGCGCGCGATCTGCTATCCTCTGCGCGTCTCGCGCCACACTTGCCGGTGCCGGGATCGATCGAGAGTCATGCAGCCTTCGTCGCGCGGCTACAGAAGGCGCATGGACGGAAATACGGGTTCTGGGGGTTGATCGAACCAAAGGGACGTTAAGCCGATGGCCAAGCGCACGACACCGCCGACCGCAAGCGATGATGAGGTGCGCGCCTTGCTCGATCGCTACCACTGCCCGGTGCCGTTCCACGCCGTGCGCACGCGCTTCCTCGGCAACATCGCCTCTCCTAGCCTTGGGGATTCGCCGATTGAGAACGTCAAGGCGCTATGGGGCGGTGAATTGCCGCCTTTTGACAATATCGACGACGTCAACGAGCTCCTCGGCGCGCTGGTAATGGGCCTGTGGAACCGGCTCACCCGCCATCAGGAACGCTCGGCGCCGTTCCGGCTGACGCGCATGGAGGTTCCCACCACGCGCGCAGGCATGGCAATGCTCGCCCGACTGCGGCGCGAGGAGCTGGAGGGATTTGTCGAAGGCCTTTTCGGCGACAAGGAAAGCCTCGACCTGTCGGAACGGGCACACAAGGCGCTCGGCACCCTGGCGGAGATACGTGCGATGCTGGAAGCGTCGCAGGTCTTGGCGGAGGACCCGACCAAGCCGGCTGTTTCTGACGATATCGTTGTCACGCTCGGTCATTTCCGGGAACTGACCCGCATCGCCGAGCACGAGATGCACGAAGCCGTACTGTCCTGCACCCGCGCACGCAGGCAGATGCTGGCGGCACTGCCGGCGCGCCGGCCGGTGCTTCACTGATCGCGCGCAGATGTGCGGACGCTACGCCAGCTTCCTGCCGTCTGAGGCCATCGCCCGGCTGTTTCGGACCGCCGGCGCGCGCCCCAACGTCGCCCCGTCCTGGAACGTCGCGCCGAGTCAGCAGGCGATGGTGGTGCGGCGGCACCCGGAAACCGGCGAGCGGTATCTCGACCTGCTGACCTGGGGCCTGGTGCCGCACTGGACCAAGGATCTGCGGGCGGCGCGGCGGCCGATCAACGCGCGAGCGGAGACGGTGGCGACCTCGCCGATGTTCCGCGACGCCTTCGCCTGCCGCCGGGCGCTGATCCCGGCGCAGGCGTTCTACGAATGGCAGCGCAGCGAGAACGGACCCAAGCAACCCTACGCGATTGCCCGGCGTGACGGCGAGACGCTGGCCTTTGCAGGCGTCTGGGAAGGCTGGCGCAGTCCCGAGGGCGAAGTGCTGCGCAGCTTCGCCATCATCGTCACCGCCGCCAACGCGACCATGGCGCCCATCCATGACCGGATGCCGGTGATCGTCGAGCCGCCCGACTGGCCGCTATGGCTCGGCGAGACCGAGGGCGACGCCGCATCGCTGCTGCACCCGGCGGCCGAGGACACGCTGCTTGTCTGGCCGGTGAGCACACGGGTCAACCGGCCAGCCAACAACGCCGCCGACCTGCTTGCCCCGCTTCCGGCCGCCTGACGGAACCGGGGGATGACCGAGCACCAAGCGCCCTGGCCCGCTGGCGAAGTGCTCGCCGGCATCGTCGAGCGGGTGACGTTCTACAATGCCGAGAGCGGCTTCGCCGTGCTGCGGGTGAAGGCGCGCGGGCACCGCGACCTCGTCACCGTTGTCGGCCACGCCGCCGCCATCGCCGCCGGCGAGTGGATCACCGCCACCGGCGAATGGGTGAACGACCGCACCCACGGCCAGCAGTTCAAGGCGCGCTTCCTGAAGTCCTCGGCGCCCACCACGGCCGAGGGGATCGAGCGCTATCTCGCCTCCGGCATGATCCGCGGCATCGGCCCGGTCTATGCGAAGAAGCTGGTGCGCGGCTTCGGCGAGGCGGTGTTCGACATCATCGAAGGTGCGCCACAGCGGCTGCGCGAGGTGGGCGGGATCGGCGAGGTCCGGGCGAAGCGCATCGTCGACGCCTGGGCCGAGCAGAAGCTGATCCGCGAGATCATGGTGTTTCTGCACAGCCACGGCGTCGGCACCGCGCGCGCGGTGCGCATCTTCAAGACCTATGGAGCCGAGGCCATCCGGGTGATGAGCGAGAACCCGTACCGGCTCGCGCGCGACATCCGCGGCATCGGCTTCAAGACGGCGGACGCCATCGCCGGCAGGCTCGGCATCGAGAAGACCGCGATGATCCGCGTCCGCGCCGGCATCGGCTACGCGCTGTCCGAGGCGATGGACGAGGGCCATTGCGGGCTGCCGGTCGCGGAACTGATCCCGCTCGCGGAGCGCCTGCTGGAGGTGCCGGAGGCGCTGATCCGCACCGCGCTCGATCTCGAACTGGCCGACGGCGCGGTCATCGCCGATCGCGTCGGCGAGGCGGACTGCGTCTTCCTCGCCGGCCTCTGGCACGCCGAGCGCGGCATCGCCGAACGGCTGCGGGCGGTCGCGGCCGGCGCGCTGCCCTGGCCGGCGATCGACGGGGAAAAAGCCGTTCCCTGGGTCGAGCGGCGGATCAGCATGACGCTCGCCGAGAGCCAGCGTCAGGCGGTCACCCTTGCCCTTGCCTCGAAGCTGCTGGTGATTACCGGTGGTCCGGGCGTTGGCAAGACCACGATCATGCGGGCGATCCTCGCCATCCTCGCCGCCAAGGGCGTGCGCATCCTGCTCGCGGCCCCCACCGGGCGGGCGGCGAAGCGGATGAGCGAGGCGAGCGGGTTCGAGGCCCGGACGATCCATCGCCTGCTGGAGGTCGACCCGCGCACCGGCGGGTTCCGGCGCGGACCGGATCACCCCTTGGACTGCGACCTGCTGGTCATCGACGAGGCTTCCATGGTCGACGTGCCGCTGATGTACGCGCTGACCCGGGCGATCCCGGCGGCGGCCGCCCTGCTGGTGGTGGGCGACGTGAACCAGCTCCCGTCGGTCGGGCCCGGCCAAGTGCTGGCGGACCTGATCGGCTCGAGCGCGGTGCCGGTGGTGCGGCTGACCGAGATCTTCCGCCAGGCGGCCTCCAGCCGGATCATCACCAGCGCCCACCGGATCAATCGCGGCGAGATGCCGGACCTGACCCGCGCCGAGGCCGGGAGCGATTTCCACTTCGTCCAGGCCGACGACCCGGAGACGGCCGTCGCGCGCATCATCGATCTGGTGAAGACCCGCATCCCCCGCCGGTTCGGGCTCGATCCGGTGCGCGACATCCAGGTGCTCTGCCCGATGGCGCGCGGCGGCGTCGGCGCCCGCTCGCTCAACATCGACCTCCAGGCCGCGCTGAATGGCGAGGCGACGCCAAAGGTCGAGAAATTCGGCTGGACCTTTGCGCCCGGCGACAAGGTCATGCAGATCGAGAACGACTACGACCGCGAGGTCTACAACGGCGATATCGGCTTCATCGCGGCGATCGACACGGAGGAAGCCGAGATCACCGTGCGGTTCGACGGGCGTGATGTGACCTATGGCCTTGGCGATCTGGATGCGCTGGTGCCGGCCTATGCGGCGACGATCCACAAGGCGCAGGGATCGGAATATCCCGCCGTGGTGATCCCGGTCCTGACGCAGCACTACGCCATGCTCCAACGGAACCTGCTCTATACCGGCATCACCCGCGGGAAGCGGCTGGTCGTCCTGGTCGGCAGCCGGAAGGCGGTGGCGATCGCGGTGCGCAATGTATCGGGCCGGCGGCGGTGGTCGAAGCTGCGCGAGTGGTTGGCTACGATGCCGATGCAAACGACGGCGGCCTAAACATACACCCCTGCCCGCTGACTGTTCTGACTGGAAGCGACCGGCCGATTGCGCCATTCTTGAATGATTATTATTACCCTCTAGAAAGAGCACAATACATCGCACATTGGGTGCAGACCGAGTCTGCCTCGGTCACACGAGGCATTCCTTAGGGCCATCGTTCAGGGCCTATGAAGAATGCCTCGAGATACAGCCGCCTTCTTCAAACGCTTGGCCACCTTTCTTTGCTGATTGGTGCCGAGTGAGCCGAAATCGACTCTAGCGTGGGCGGGGTTGGCCGTTATAGTTCCGCCAGAGCAAACTGGATCGGCGAAGCAACTCAACCCCTGCTCACCGAATTCGCCAACGGTCACACCGAAGGTGCCCACCGACTTGCGGCTGTTCCCAACGTACAGCTCATAAGCGTCCTTTGCTGTAGTCAGCGAAGAACGGTCTGTGGAAAGCTGGTCCTGGTCACCCGGGCTTGGAAGAAAAGCGGAACTCGCCGGCTGATCGCCGTCAAATAGATCAGGATGTATCTGCCGAAACAGGACTTCCGCCGCGTCTGACAGTGGAGCCGGTGTCTCTATTGGGCTCGCACCTGTCTGCAACGGCGTCGTCTCGTCGCTCACCAGCGCCCCCCAGCCGCTTCATCGAACTTGGCTCGGAACCGCTCGCTGTCCACGTCGAGTATGCCCGTCTCCATTTCGCCTTCGCCGCCGCTTTCCACCCCATAGATTTCCGCCTGACCATCCGGCCCGATCTTGATCGCGTAGTCCCAGTCACCGTGCATGAATTCGAATAACAGCCCACCGTCGTCGGTTGGGAAGATACTATAGCTTGCCGCCAAACCAGGGTTGCGCGCCAGGAGGCGATGAGCCGACGCGACGGACGCCTGGGTAGGAGCCTTACCGGCCCCGTCGTGCCATCCATCTGCCAGCGAGCTTAGCGCGTCAATCCGGCCGCGGCATCGCTCCAGGTCCGCCACGACCTTGGCATCGATTAGGTCGATTTCGAGTACATCCGCCACGTGCATAAAGCGGTCACTCTTGTCCAGCTCGATCATCAGCCGGAATTGCACGTCGGCTCCTATCTTGCCGTCAAACTCGTCCTTGACCCGTTCAGGCGAGATCGGCAGTCTAAGGGTGCCGTGTTCGGTGGTGCTGATCTCGATGTGGCCATTTAGATCCATCTCATCAACGCCTGACCCGAGCAGCTTTCCCACCGAGTCGAAGCGGACCTCGTATGAATTCCTTCCCCGGGTAAGGAGCTGCTTACGCCGATAGGCATCCAGGTAGATGACATTCCCTGCGGTGTCTTTCTGGTCGACGAACTCGATCCGCTCGTCGGACTGGAGACCAGACCCGAACCTGTTGAGCGCTCGGATCTCCTCCGAGTTGAGGCTGTCCGTGCTTGTCTGGGACGCAGCTCCGTCTACAAGACGCACCAACTTCGCGAAGGCCTCGGAAACGAGAACCTCGATCTCGTCCCTGAATTCTGGCAACTGGAGCTGGGCGTTGTCGCTGTCCCATTTAATCGCTGGAACCGCGCTGCCGTTCTCTATGCCGACAAGGTCGAACTTGAGACCACGGACGAACCCTTTTGGTAACCGCTCGCGGTCCGTGTGGGCTTCGCGCCACCCGGCCTTGACGTAGGCCACCAGAAGATCTCGAAATGCGGGTAAATCTGGAAGGACGTCGAGCGGCATCCTCGCGCCCTCGAAGCGGGCGCCCACGTAGCGAAGCCGGAAGGTCCTCCTCTCGTCCATAAGAGGGTTGTGCCTCCGCCGGAATCCAAAGTCCATATTGGCGACGGGGTGCTTACCTCGGGATGGGAAGCCCGCATGGGGCAGTTATGTCTCGTCGCCCGTGGAGCCGTCGACCACCAGCGTCTTTTCAAGCGGCCACTCCAGGTAAACCTCCGCTGCCACAACTCGACGGGTGGGCGCGACAATGCGCAACCTGCGGGTGGGGCGCAGCGACATCCGAGAGTGAGAGTTCGGCCGGGTCAGCCGTGACGGGTTCAGGACTGCGAGAGAGGCTCGCGGCGCCCGTCGCGGAGATCCGCGATGTCACGTCCATCCGCTCGTGCTCGTACCGGTCAGGACCGGGCGAGCCTCTATTCCGAAATCACCGACAACATCATCGCCGAGCTGGAAGCCGGACGCCTGCCCTGGGTCCAGCCCTGGGGCTCCTCGGGCACCGGGGCGGCCGTCGGCCTGCCGAAGAACGCCGCCACCGGCCGGCGCTATTCGGGGATCAACGTGCTGATCCTCTGGGGCGCGGTCATCGAGCGCGGCTATGCCGGCCAGGCCTGGCTCACCTTCCGCCAGGCGCTCGGGCTCGGGGGCAATGTCCGCAGGGGCGAGCGCGGCACCACGGTGGTCTATGCCGACCGCTTCATCCCCGAGGCCGAGCGGGAGCGCGCCGACCGCGACGGCGACGAGCCGAGCGCCATCCCGTTCCTCAAGCGCTTCACCGTGTTCAACACCGATCAGTGCGAAGGCCTGTCCGCCACGATCGCGTCCACGGCACCACCGGTTCCCGAGGGCCTCATTCTGCCACACGCCGAGGCGCTGATCCGGGCCAGTGGCGCCGACATCAGGATCGGCGGCGACCGCGCGTTCTATTCAGTCATCGGCGACTTCATCCAGGTGCCGCCGCCGCAGGCCTATTTCGAGCCGGTGAACTGGCATCGCACCGCGCTGCATGAGCTCGGCCACTGGTCCGGCGCGCCCAATCGCCTGGCCCGCGACATGTCCGGCGGCTTCGGCTCCGCCAGCTACGCGAAGGAAGAACTGGTCGCCGAGATGACGGCGGCGTTCCTCTGCGCGAGCCTCGGCGTCGTGCCGACCGTGCGGCACGCCGACTACATCGGTTCCTGGCTCGAGGTGCTGCGCGACGATGATCGCGCGATCATCCGCGCCGCCAGCGCCGCCTCGAAGGCCGCCGACTATCTGCTGGCGTTCCAGCCCGATGAGGATCGGCCGGAAGCTCCATCGGGTCCCGCGATCCCGGCCTCGGCGCCCGAGAGCCAGAGGGCCGTCGGCGTTCCGTGACGGGGGCGAAAGGTCGGGAGAGAGGCTTCCGGCCGGCCCGTCGCGGAGAACTGCCATGAGTGCCGCCGAAAACGTCGACCTCCACTCCCACCATGCCGACCTGATCGCCGAAGCCCTGGCGACCGACGGTGGCCACCTCTCGATCGGCCGAGGCGGCTTCATACTCTGGTATGGAAACGGCTCCCGCCTCCTGGGATACGATCCCGAGCCGCTCAAGGCGGCCTGCATTGAAGCCGGCCTGCCGGTGATCGACAGCCGTGGCGTCGCCTTCGACGCCGTGGCGCGGCTCGTCATTCGCGGGCCAATGGTCGCCGTCGGCGCGCCGCCTGACCCACCACCGCATGGCCCGTTCAGCTACGCGCCCCTGGTGGCAGTCGCGGCGGCCTACCGCGCCGCTGGCGCCGAGGTGGTCAACCTGCCCGAAACGGCAACGGATGCCCCCGGCGCCTGAGGCGCCCGCCGCCGCCGAGAGCGAGAGGGCGGACGGGATTGTCGTGACGGGTCGAGGGGCTGGGAGAGAGGCTCCTGGCCGGCCCGCCGCGGAGATCACCGATGGCTGCGACCCAGAAGATCGTCCTGAACCCGTCCCGGGACATCCCGTTCAACAAGCTCGTCCTCAGCCAGGCCAATGTCCGGCGCGTGAAGGCCGGCGTCTCGATCGAGGCGCTGGCCGAGAGCATCGCCCGCCGCTCCCTGCTGCAAAGCCTGAGTGTGCGCCCGGTGCTGGACGCCGAGGGCAATGAGACGGGCATGTTCGAGGTGCCCGCCGGCGGTCGGCGCTTCCGGGCGCTGGAACTGCTGGTCCGGCAGAAGCGCCTGGCCAAGACCGCACCCATCCCCTGCATCGTCAAGACCGACGGCCTCGCCGAGGAGGATAGCCTCGCCGAGAACATCGACCGCGAGGCGCTGCACCCGCTCGACCAGTTCCGCGCCTTCCAGGCGCTGCGCGCGAAGGGCCAGGGCGAGGAGGAGATCGCCGCGGCGTTCGGCGTCACCGCCGCGGTGGTGCGCCAGCGGCTCAAGCTCGCCGCCGCCAGCCCGGCGCTGCTCGATGCCTATGCCGAGGGCGCGCTGACGCTCGATCAGCTGATGGCGTTCTGCGTCAGCGACGATCACGCGCGGCAGGAGCAGGTGTGGGCGACGGTTCAGCGCGGCTGGAACAAGGAGCCGCACATCATCCGCCGCATGCTGACCGAGGGCGCGGTGCGCGCGACCGACCGGCGCGCCTGCTTCGTCGGCATCGAGGCGCACGAAGCCGCCGGCGGCATCGTGATGCGCGACCTGTTCCAGGAGGACGAGGGCGGCTGGTTGCAGGATCCGGCGCTGCTCGACCGGCTCGTGGCCGAGCGGCTGGCCCGCGAGGCGGACGCCATCCGCGCCGAAGGCTGGAAATGGGTCGAGGCCGCCCCGGATTTCCCCTACGGCCATCGGCAGGGGCTGCGCCCGCTGCCCTTCACCAATCCCCTCACCGAGGCCGAACAGGCGGAGTTCAATGCGCTGAAGGCCGAATACGACGCGCTGGAGGAGCAGTATGGCGAGGCCGACGAACTTCCCGAGGCGGTCGAGGCACGACTGACCGAAATCGAAGCGGCGATCGAGGCATTCCAGAACCGACCGCCGAAATTCGACCCCGCCGACATCGTCCGCGCCGGCGCCTTCGTCAGCATCGACCGTGGCGGCGCGCTGCGCGTCGAGCGCGGCTACGTGCGGCCTGAGGATGAGCCGCCGGTGGCAGCGCCCGATGTTCGTTGACACTGTAATCTGGAGTCGGGATTGAACGGTATCAACCGGTATTTGGTGGGACAAACCATTGAAAAGTCACGGGGCGCGGCGAACCGCGCGATATGACGCGGCGCGTTCGGGGCTGGCGGTGGCTGCTCATCTAAAGGTCGCCCTGGCGCGTTGTCGAGTGGCCTCTTAGGACACGCTCAATCGGCTCCTAAGAGCACCCCAAAGCGTGACTGCTTCGCCTTAGGCCGCTTCCTACCGAAGGATATTCAATCACGCACCAATCACTTAACCACGTCGATCGGTTTGTCGGAGGCACGAATGGCGGCCGACTAAGCCTTAGAGCCGTTGCGCGAACTGGAAACTGCAAACAGACGCCGCGCAACGAACTGCAACCTTGAAAAACAACGAAATTTTCTAAAACTGCAAACTCACATACGATGATGAAAGCTCGAAGCAGGGAGGCGGGTGCCGGAATTGTTAGAGAATAACGTTAGGGCATATCAACGCAATTCATCGGCTGTAAAGATTGGCGAAGAACCATCCGAAATCGTGTGAGAGATCTCGCGATCGATAGCCTTAGCGCGAGCTGCCGCCGCCACCCGGAGATCAGGAGAAATCTGATTGCAATCACCGCGAGCATAAACCAAATCGCTCGAATCGACGGCGGGTCCCCCGGAGCTGAGAATCGCCAACCTCCATGCACAAGACTGTAAATGATTGATCAAAATTCCCGGCATGGGCATTAACGTGCCGCCGTCTCCGCCCAGCTCAAAGGCGACATTTTGCTGGGCAGTTATATGGTTATAGAACGCATCAACGTAATTTATCAGAAAATCGATTCTATTTGATTCGCAGATCTGCTTTTTATCTTTTGTTTTTGAAAATCTGCAAGGTAGCAAATATAATTCACCTTCTTTTACGAGCTTCGGATGTTTCATAAGTTCCATTTTCTGCCACGCAGTCGCCCCATCTGGAATAGAAAAGGTGGTTTTTGAGAGTGCTCGTCCCGGCGAAATTAGAAGAAAGCAGCCCAACGCAGCACCAACGGCCCACTGAGAGGGGTGTTTCATTTTAAGAAATCTCCATTTGTTTCGTCGATTGGCCGGTCGGGAAGCCCCATGCCTTGGCGATAAGGATTGCTGATCCACTGGAGCACTTCGCGGAGGGTTGGCACGGCGCCTAATTTTGAAAAGAAGAACTGGCAGCTCCGGATGCATGTGTCGAGGATATAGAAATTCGCCGGCGCATCCAGAATTGCGGAGGGCAGTAAGTCGGCCTTCTCCGCGGTGACTGTTGAAAGGGCGCCCGATGGCGTGCCGCGTCCCGTCGCAAGCCATTCCAGGGAAACACCCGAAGCCTCCGCCAATAGCACCATGGCTGATGCCTTCATGTCCCGACCACCAAGGTAGTTGTTCAAGGTTGGCATTGGCATCCCGATTTTCCGCGCGACCGCAGCGCCGCCTCCTCCAATCCGGACAGCCTCTTTCAGTCTCTCCGCTCGTTTTGAGATCTCGACCTGAACGTATTGGTCCCAGTCCGGTTTGGGTACTTCTCGACCCGTAGCCGCATCATAAAAGAACATTCAGAGAAACCTTATCTCGATACGGATCATACTTGACACGAATCGGGACGCGTGCCTATCCATTTGTTTTAGATGGAGTGGCGAATGACCCATGAAGCATGACATGACGCCTGACGAAGTGAAGGAAGCAATCCGCAAACGTGGATCGACATTGACGGAGCTCGGGCTCCAAGCGGGTTTCTCAAGTGCTGCTGTGTCCATCGCTTTACGCCGCCGGGCTCCCTTCGTTCAGCAGGTGATCGCTGATTTCCTCGGCATTCCGCCGCAGGAAATCTGGCCGAGCCGATACGACGCCAACGGTTCACCCATTCGTATCGATCCGCGCGGCCGGCGGCTGACTCATCCCGCGATTGGATACGTCCGTCAACAAAAAGGAAATGCGGCATGACGTCTGAAGTTCGCATGATCCCGATCGACGAGATCGAGGTCACCAATCGGCTACGTGAAATCGACGATGGCGAAGCGATGCGGATCGGCGCATCCATCAACGAAAACGGTCAGATCACGCCGATCATGGTGGCGCCGATCTACGGCGATGATGAACTGAGGCCCGGCGAGCACCGATATCGATTGATTGCGGGCGCGCATCGCGTTGAGGGAGCGCGCCGTTTCAATGTGAAGCACCTTCGGGCCGTCGTGATCGAGGGATCTGAAGACGAGCTGCGGCTGCGTGAAATCGACGAGAACCTCTATCGGCATGAACTGACGCCATACGATATTGCCGTCTTCCTCGCTGAACGGCGCGAGGTCTGGACGCGTATCCACGGGCCAGTGACGCGCGGGGGCGATCGTCGATCAAAGGGACAAATTTGTCCCTTTGATGGTGAGCCAGACGGCACGCGCTTTTGGAAAGATACCGCGGCCCAATTCAATCTTCATTTAAAGACGGTCCAGCGCTCCCTTAAGAGAAAAAACGGGATCGACGCGGATGTCTGGAACGCTCTCAAAGGGACGTCGGCGTCAAGAAATGCATCTGTGCTGGATGCAATTGTTCGGCTTGGTCGCGACAAGCAGTCTGCGCTCCTGAAGCTCGTCCAAGATACGGGCATGCGTTTTGAGGATGCGCTACGGAGCGCCGGCGCCAAGGAAGCTCTGCCTTCCGCCACGCTTCGCAACCTCGAAGCTGTCAAAAAAGCCTGGAGCAACGCTGAGCAAGCGGAGCGGCTCCTAATCGTCGCCTTCATCAATGCCGAAGCCAAGAAAAAGGGAGGCAAGTGATGGGCGAACGCATCCTCCCTGCTTGGTTCTGGTTGAGCGTCGGAATCTGGGTGCTCGCGCTCATTCTCTTCCCCGAACAGATCTTCGAGGCAATCCGATATGCGTCGGTGCCGTTTTACGCGCTCTCGCTGCTGATGGGTGGTCAATGAGCGATTTTTCGAACGGCAGGCCAGGACGCCCAAGCGTTGAGGTTGGACCTGATTCAATTGCAGCACGCCTTCGACATGTTCGGGCAACGGGCGCGGCGGCAACTGATGCTGAATTCGCCAAGATTGCAGGCGTATCGCGCGCAACCATGAGTGCGTATCTCAACGGTCATCGAAGCCCCTCATGGCAGGTGCTTCATCGGATCGCTCAGGCAACCAATGTTTCGTTCGAATGGCTTCAAATAGGGACGCGCGACTCACTCCAGCCGCAGGTAAAGCAAGCGAGGGATCTGCGCCTCTATGGTCTGTTCCAAAACACATTCGCAGAAGTACACGACGAAGGATGGCGCGACGGCGCGGAAGCTGAACGCCGATTTGCCGCCGCACATGGTCCTCAAGTTTATTTCAATCTGCTTCATAGTCGCGGTCTAACCGACAAGACGTTCTACGAATGGCTCGAGGGCTACGGCATCAAACGGCCCGGGCAATCATGATTTCGGTCGAGGATCGCATCCGCAAGCTCGGGATCTGCAAACAGCCAGGTAGCGGCAGGGGGCTGCTCCAGCCGAAAAATCGCAAGGAATGGCTTTCCGCGAAGGAGATCGCAGCATTTCGGCTGCCGCAAGTGCCAGCGACTCAACAGGGTGTCTGGGCACTTGCCCAGCGCGAAGGCTGGGACCGCACAGACAAGGCGCGCCCGCGCGCCGGCCGCGGAGGCGGCACAGAATACCACATCAGCCTTCTGCCCGAGAGCGATCAGGCCGCGTTCATGGCGATGCGCACTGAGGCGCCCGCTGAATGACAAAGCGCGATCTCCATCGTGAATGGCTTTCCGCGACGGAGATCGCTGCTCTGGGATTGCCGGACTTGCCGGCAACTCGCCAAGGTTCGTTGAAATACATCCAGCGCGAAGGCTGGGACCGCACGGACAAGGCGCGCCGCCGTAGCGGCCGCGGAGGCGGCACGGAATACCACATCAGCCTTCTGCCAGAGAGCGCGCAGGCCGCGCTCCTGGCGATGCGCCAGGCGCAGGCATCTGACGAGGCGCCTGCGCCCGCAGCGGCAGATCCCCAGCCGAAGACGCGGCGCATCGATGACGATGGCCGCGCCGCGCTGTGGGCGTGGTTCGAGCGGCAGGCGGACAAGAACAAGGACGAAGGTCACCGGCGCCTCGCGGCGTTGCAGCGGATCGGCGCGCTGGAGCGCGAGATGACGACAACGGATGCCGTGCGCGCTGTCGCCGCGGAATTCGATGTTGGCGCCTCCACGATCTACGGTTGGATCGAGCGCACACGCGGCGTGCGACGCGACGACTGGATGGCGGCTCTTACCCCCGCGAAACGCGGTGGCGCGCGGCAGAAGATCGAGATCGACGAGAATGTCTGGGGCGTCTTCTACGCCGATTACATGCGTCTGGCGGAGCCCAGCTTCGAGAGCTGTTACCGGCGCACTGAGGCGATCGCGCGGGAGCATGGCTGGACGATGCCTGCCGCCCGGACACTGCGCCGCCGCGTCGACGAGCTGCCGCGCCCGACGGTGATTCTCGCGCGAAAGGGCGAAGACGCGCTCAAGCGGCTGTATCCTGCCCAGGAGCGTGACCGCTCCCACTTCCATTCGCTGCAGGCGGTGAACACGGACGGCCACAAGTGGGACGTCTTCGTGAAATTCGAGGACGGCACCATCGGGCGGCCGCTGACGATCGCCTTCCAGGATCTCTATTCGGGCAAGTTCCTCGCCTGGCGCACAGCCAAATCCGAGAACAAGGACTCCGTTCGGCTCGCCTTCGGCGACATGATCGCGGGCTACGGTATTCCCGATCATCTCTATCTCGACAACGGCCGCGCCTTCGCTTCGAAGTGGCTGACCGGCCGCACCCCGAACCGTTACCGGTTCAAGGTCAAGGACGATGATCCTGCCGGGATCATCACGCAGCTCGGCGTTGAGATTCACTGGACGACGCCGTATGCCGGCCAGAGCAAGCCGATCGAGCGCGGCTTCGGCGACTTCGCGCGCGACATCGCCAAGCACCCCGCGTTCGAGGGCGCCTATACCGGCAACAGCCCGATGGCCAAGCCGGAGAATTACGGCAGCCGGGCCATCCCCTTCGACGAGTTCGTCAGGATCATCGACCGCGAGATCCGCGCGCACAACGCACGTCCTGGGCGGCGGTCGCGCGTGTGTGGCGGCCGCCTCAGTTTCGATGAAGCATTCGACGCGAGCTTCGCGCAGAGCCTGATCCGGCGCGCAACCGAAGCGCAGAGGCGTCTGTGCCTGCTGGCGGCGGAGGGCGTGACGGTGCGCCCGGATGGGACCGTCCATCTCTTCGGCAACCGGTATTTCGACGAGGCGCTCTGGGAGTGGCGCGGCAAGCGCGTGGTCGTGCGCTTCGATCCTGACCGCCTGCACGGAACGCTCCAGGTGGCCGCTCTGGATGGTCAGCCGATCGGTGAAGCGCGCCTGCTCGAGGCCGCCGGCTTCGACGATACCACAAAGGCACGCGAGCATGCGCAGGCGCGGCGCCAGTTCCGGCGTGGCGTGAAAGAGCAGCTCGCTGCCGAGCAGCGGCTCACGCTCGCGGACCTCGCCAAGCTGCAGCCCGAAGATGAGGCCCCTGCTGCTCTCCCCGCGCCGGCCGCGGTGCGGCCGTTCATCCCGGCTCGCAAGAGCGCGCTCGCGCTGGACCTGTCCCTCGACGACGACGCCATGACCGAGCGTGAAGCCGAGGATCTCCGCTTTGAAAACGACATTCGGAAGGGGCTGCGTCTGATCAAGGGCGCTCTGACCGACGACTGACCACCCACCAACCAGAACAGGAAACCACAATGGACGAAGAACAGGCCCACAAGGAAATCGAAACGCTCCGCGAGCGGGTAAAAGACTACCTCGCCAAGCATTCGGTTTCGCTCGCGGCAATCGCGCGCCGCGCCGGCATTGGCAGCAGCACACTCTCCGCCTGGATGAACGGCACATACGAAGGCCGCGTCGGGCAGGTGTCCGACAAGGTGCGCGTGTGGCTTGATGCGCAGGAGGCGATGGCGAGCAGCGCCAGCAGCGTGCCGGCGCCGATTGCCTGGACGCGCACGCCGACCTCCCAGGCCATCATCGACGTGTTCGAGTATGCCCAGGCGACCGGCGACATCGGCGTGGTGGTGGGGAACGCCGGTATCGGCAAGACGATCAGCGCAAAGCATTACGCCAGCATCCGTCCGAATGTATGGCTCTTCACGGCCGACCCTTCGCTGCGCGGCGGCCATGCGATCCTGCACTACATCGGTGAGGTGCTGGGAGTGCAGGAGACGCGCAGCGAGAAGCTGTCTCGTGCGATCAGCCAGCGCCTGGTGGACACGATGGGCCTGCTCATCGTCGATGAGGCGCAGCACATGAGGACGGACGGCCTGGAGCAGCTCCGGTCGCTGCACGATCGCGCCGGAATCGGCCTCGTTATCATGGGCAACCAGGGCCTCTGGACGCGCATGGATGGAGGCGGCCGCAAGAACGATTTCGCGCAGCTGTTTTCTCGCGTCGGGATGCGCTTGACGAAGGGTCGCCCGACCGCCGGCGACATCAATGCCATTCTGGACGCCGCCGGAATCGAGGGCGACGCGCCCCGCCGCATGCTGAAGGCGATCGCCACAAAGCCCGGCGCGCTGCGCGGAATGATCAAGACGCTTCGCCTGGCACGCATGATCAGCGCCGACCATCCGGAGGACCTGACGGAGGAGGCGATCGAGCGCGCGTTCCAGCGCCTCGCCGGCGTCGGGGAGATGGCGGCATGACGGTTCATTCTCTTCCCATCGGCGCTCCCCTCTACGAGCTGATCCAGAGGGCGACACGCGACCCTGGCTTTCAATCGGCATGCGGACGATATGCGGCGGGGCAAGCCTCGTCCGAGGGGATCATGAGCGCGGCTGTCGTCGCTCTCGACGCCGCATGGCGCGATCCCTCCCCGCAGAGACGGCGCCTCGGCGCGATCCGCGCCCTCCTCATGTGGCTGCGTGACGGCGGTGACGCAGACGAGCTCATGACGATCGACCTGGACATGCTCACGGACGAGGACATCGAGCGGCTGTTCACGCTCGATCGTGTCGTCGTGCGTCTCCCTGTTCTCGGGAAGGTCACATGAGATGCGCGTCCGGCCCGATCCTGCGCACTGCCCGGATTGCCGGGGCACCTGCATGGACTGGCCGGACGTCTGCCTGCGCTGTGCGCGTGCGGCGGAGATCGAATTCCAGGACTGGCTTGCCGCTCGCGCGCAACGGCAGCCCGAACCCCCTCACTCCTTGAAAGGCATTCCCGATGGGACGCTCCTCAACCCCCCGAATCAAGTCCACCGCGGCCTCGGCCCGCGTGCCGCAGAGCCGCATGGAAGTCGTCGCGGCCATCGCCGAGATCGGCAGGCTGCAGCGTGAGCGCGATCGCATCCAGGCGGAGATGAACGATGAGCTCGCCAGGATCCGCGAGCGCTTCGAGACCGAAGCCGAGCCGCATGGGCGCGCGATCGAGGATCTGCAGGCGGGCGTTCAGACCTGGTGCGAAGCGAACCGGGACGCCCTGACGCAAGGCGGCAAGACGAAGACGGCCTCGTTCGCCTCCGGTGAGGTGCGCTGGCGCGTCACCCCACCGAAGGTCGCGATCAAGGGTGTGGAGGCGGTCATCCACGCGCTGCGGAAGGCTGGTCTGGACCGGCTCCTCCGCGAGAAGGTCGAGATCTCGAAGGATGCCATCCTCGCCGAGCCGGAGGCGGTGAAGAAGATCGCTGGCATCAGCATCTCCCAGGTCGAGGAGTTCGTGATCGAGCCGTTCTCGACCGAGCTGGAAGATGTGCGGTCATGAGCTTCTTCGTTCTGAAGTCGCCGCGCCTGTCGCCGCACCTTGTCGCAGAGGCGCCCGTCACTGTTGCGTTCACGGTTCCGAAGCGCGGCCGCCCGCGTCTTCGCCTCACGCTGCGCCCATGGCTGATCCAGGGCGCCCCGGACTGGCTGGCTTACGGGAAACAGGTCGGCGTCGAGGTCGGGCTCGACGAGCACGCGGGTATGGTCAAGATCGTCGAGCAGGGCGATTTCTGCTTCCAGCTCGCCCCGCATTCGGGCAAGCCATCCAGGCGCCCGATCGTTCTGGCGTTGCCGCCGTTCGCTGGTCTCCCGGAAAAGCCGCAGGAGCCGACGCCGGCGTCCGTCACCGCTGGGTCGGACCTCGTCATCGTGTCGCTCCCCTCCTGGGCGCGCGCGCCGGCCCAAGCCTCCGCTCCCAAGCGCGGGCCCTTTTCCATGGGCGGTCCGACGCCCGAGCAGATCCTGGCCAAGGGCCACCGTCAGATGCGCGGCACGGGCGTGTCATGACGGCCGACCCGCGCCCGGCTGACCAGAGACGTGCCCGGCTCGCGAAGATCCACATCGCCCGCAAGAAGCTCGCGATGGAGGAGGACAGCTACCGTGCGCTGCTGCGGCGCATAACGGGGCATGACACATCGGCTGCATTGGATATCATCCAGCTCGATGCGGTCCTGCAAGAGTTCAAAAGGCTCGGATTTCATGACGGCGCTCCTCGCCGGTGGCGTCCCGCTTCGCAGAAGCCGCATGTGCGCAAGGTCTTCGCTCTCTGGCACGCGCTCAAGCCGTATCTCGAGAACGGGTCCGATTCGGCGCTCCGCGCATTCGTTCGCCGCCAGACGCGCAGCGCGGCGCATCCTGATGGTGTGGCCGATCCGGCCTTCCTCAATCCAGAGGACGCGAACCTCGTGATCGAGGGGCTGAAGGCATGGCTGAAACGGGCAAAAGCAGCGGCTAAGTCGCCGGCGGTTGCGGAATGATGGACGGCGATCGCATGCGCGCGCCCGAGCGCGATCCTTCAGTTCCGCAAGGGGAGCTGAAGGATTTCGTGGAGCTGCTTGGCGTCGAGACGACGCTCGCCCTGGTCGAAGGGTTTGGCGGCACTCTGATCCGGGTGCCGAAAGACCCTCCGGCGCCGTCTCACGCCCTCCTCGAGGCGCTGGGCGATACGGGCATGGCGCGGCTGATCGCATATTTCGGAGGCGACCGCCTCGCCGTCCCTCTTGCCAGGCACTGGCGATTCAAGCTCTATACTGCGCGAGGGCTGACGCGCCGCGCAATCGCTCGCAAACTCGGCGTCACCGAGAACACGGTCTACAAATGGCTCCGCGAGGGGCAGTCGGCCGAGCAGCTCAATCTCCCTTTCTGACCTCTCTCAGATGCCGTCCTAACCACGGTTAGGCTGCCACTCCGCTGCGCTCCCCCTACCGTCCGGACATGGCGCAGGACCTCTTCAACAGATGCTTTGCAATCGTCGTCGGCACCGAGGGTGGCTTCACGGATGACCCTCAGGATCCCGGCAACTGGACTGGCGGCGAGATCGGCGCGGGCCTTCTGAAGGGCACCAATTTCGGGATTTCGGCCTCGGCTTATCCGGATCTCGACATTCCGAATCTCACTCTCGACCAGGCGCGCCAGATCTACATCGCCGATTACTGGGACAAGCTCGGTGTCCCGCTCCAGAACGCCCCATTCTCGCTGATCATGTTCGACGCGGCCGTGAACCACGGCGTCGAGGGCGCGGTGCGCTGGCTGCAGCGTGCGCTCCTGGTGAAGGCGGACGGCGTGCCCGGTCCGATCACGCGCGGGTGTGCCGAGCGTGCGCTCGCCGCCGACGCGAATGCCTTGGCCGCCAACGCCCTGGCAGAGCGCATCCGGGAGATGCCGAGTTTCAGCGCATGGGAACACGACGGCGACGGCTGGAGCCGCCGCTGCGCGCGCTTGCCCTTCGAGGGGATGCAGATCGCACGGGGGCTGGCCGCATGATGACAATCGAGCAAAAGGTCAAGCTCGTCATCGAATCTGCGCAGATCGGGAAGGCTGCGGAGGCGGCTGCGGTGCGCGTTGTCGTCGCGGAGCTCTTCACTCTCTCAGCCGCCCTGCAAAGCGCCGAACGGCATCTGGCCTCCATCGCGGCTCATCTCGAGCGGCTTGCGGCGGAGACGACGCGATGACCCGCGTCGTTCCGATCAAGCGGTTTCCGAGATTTCATGAGCGCGCCGGAGGCGCTGCCTCTTTGGAACGAGTTGTGCTCGCGGTCAGCGAACTCGCCCCAATATCTTTGCGAATTGATCCTCGGTTGCTTTTAGAATCTCTGCGTTGTCGCCGGTCAGCGGATACATTTCGGACAGCAAGAGGTGCGCGTGATCCAGGTTCTCTCGAAGGGAGGGCAGGTTCATGATCCCCTTTGTCTCGAGTGCTTCAAGCGTTAGGCGGAGGACAAGGGAGCACGCGTATATGTGGCCGGCTAAAACGCGCAGGTCGAGCGCGCGCATGTCCGGAGAGGGTGTTTCTTCGGTCATAGGAACTCCCGTTGTTGGTGTGGAAATCGCAACGGTAGCCGAAGGCCGGTCAGGCGCAAGTCTGTCCGGCCGGAGGGCGCTCGCATGACGATCGCGGGCTTCATCGCCTTCTGCGCTTGGTGCGGCTTTGTCTGGCGCCTGCGCGGGGGCGCGCTGCGCACCCTTCTGGGCGTCGACGTGGGCACACAGGCCACGCGAGCGCTGTGCTCCGGTGCGATCTGCCTTCTGGCGGCCGCCGGGGCTGGTTTGATTGCCTCCCTCCTGGCGTTCGTTGCGCTGTGGGTGGGGTTGGCGGCTACCGGGTGGGGACCGTTCCAGGGCGACGGTCTTTCGCCGCCGGTCCCGCTGACGCCAGAGCGCAGCTGGCTGCGCTGGTTTCCGCGCGCGCTCGGCCTGGTCGAGGGAACCATGGCCTACGACACGGTTGGTCTGTGCGTGGCGGGGCTCGTTTGCATGGCGCCTCTGGCGATCGTCTGCGGGTATGCGTCCGGCTGGTCGGCCGTATCCGTGGCCGCGCAGCTGCTCGCCGGCGCGGCCTTTCCTGTTCCCTACGCCATCGCGCGGCTGGGGCTTCCCCCCATTCCGAATTTCGCCGACGGCCAGTCCTGGGGCGAAGTGGGCGTCGGCATGCTTGTCGGCGCTGCCTTGGGCTTCGTTTTCATTCTCTGAGGAGAGACCGATGAGTGCTTCCACCGTGGCCGGCTCGACCGGCACGAACTTGCCCGATCCGCCCGTGCCGCCCGCGAAGATCCGGGCGGTCGTGCCGGTGGCCGTTTCGACGGTCGCGAAACAGTCGCTCGTGCAGCGGATCGAGACCGTTCTCGCCCGCATCGAGGGTGACATCGCTGATGATGAGCAGGCGCTCGTCGCCTTCCTGAAGTCGCATCTCTGAGGCGCGGCGGATGGCGCGCTGGGCCGAACTGATCGAGGACGGGAAGGGTAAGCTCGACGAGCAGGCCCTTCTCGCGATCGTCATCGGCCTGGCGTTCGTCGGGCTGGAGGTATGGACCGTCGTCGTCATGCGGCAGCCCTTCCATCCTGGCGATTTCGGGGACGCGGCCGCCCTGTTCGTTGTCGGCGCCCCGGGCGGCCTCGGTCTGCGCTCCCTGCTGGAAAGGAGCCGCAATGCCGGCAATCCTGATCAGTCTTCTTAAGCGGTTTGGCCCCTACGCGGCGGCGCTCGCGATTGGCCTCGCGGCTGGTGCGTGGGTGGCGCACCGGCTGGACCTCGGGACGATCGAGCAGGCGCGCGCGGCCGTCGCCCGGCAGCAGGCGGCAAACGCCAGCGCCGTCGCCCAGGCGAATGCCGAGGCCGCGGCCGCGCTGGCGGCGGCAAACAGGCGCGCGGATGCGGCCGAGGGGGCGCTCGCGGCGGAGCGATCGACCGGCGGCGCGTCGTTGGCCGCCGCGGAAGCCCAGGTCAAGCGCGATGCAACCCTCCCCGGAAACGACGGGCCGGTGGCGCCCGTTCTGGCGAATGCGCTGCGCGCGATCGCGGGGGGCAAATGAAGGGGCTCGCTCTCGCCGCTGCCGTCTTTCTCGCTGGATGCGCGACGCCCACGCCGGTGACGCTCACGCGCACCGTCGTGGTGCGCGAGCGCGTGCCCGTGGCGCTCCTTTCCTGCGCGGGCGCGCCGTCCGTGCCGGATGCGAAGCTGCAAAGCCAGGTGGCTGACTACGTGATCAGGCTGCATGCGGCCTGGATGGATTGCAGCGAAACGGTCGCGGCGATCAGGAATTTTTCGGACGGGAAGCCTTGAATGATGGATCCGAACTGGCGCGTGGCCGCCGACTTTCTCTCTGTCGGCGCGCTCTTTTTCACCGCCCTCGTCGCGCTGCTCTCATATCGGTTCCAGAAGGCCGCCGCGGAATCTCTGAAGAGTGAGAAGATCGTGGACCGGGTGGCAAATCTTGAGCGGGCATTTGGGCAGCTTCCCACCAAGGAGGATTTCAAGCGGCTGGAGACGCGACAGAACGACGCCGACGATCATCGTGTCCAGCTGGAGCGCAGCGTGGCCGGCATCCAGGCGTCGATCGAGGGGCTTGGGAAAATGATGCAGGGCATCAGCAACAGCGTGAACCTGATCCAGACACACCTGCTGGCGCAGGCGCGAGGGAGTGACGAATGAGCATCACGTTCGAGGAGCGCCTGGCGCAGGACCGCCGGCGGTTCATCCTGGAAGCGCTGAATGAAGCCACCGGCTACCAGCTGAACGACCTCACGCTCAAATCGGTGCTGGCGGGGTTCGGGCATACCGCCGGCCGCGCGACGATCCGGCACGACCTGGAATGGTTGCGGGACAAAGGGCTGGTCCGCATCGAGAAGCTGGGCGGCGATGGTGCACCGGACGCGCCCACTGTCTGGCTCGGCACCCTCACGGAAAGGGGCGCGGACGTGGTCGGCGGAGAAAGCTGCCCGGGCGTCGCGCGCCGGCCGCCGGGCTGAGCCATGCCGAGGCCATCATCAATTTCCCGGCTGCCCGCCGAGGTCCGCGAGATGATCGGGCAGCTGCGGGAGCAGGGGCACACGATCGACGAGATCCTCGCGCATCTGGCGGACATGCAGACGCAGGTGAGCCGGTCGGCGCTTGGGCGCCATATCCAGGGGCTCGACGAGCTCGGTGAAAAGGTGCGCCGGTCCCGCTCGGTCGCGGAGGCGCTTGTGCGCCAGCTGGGCGACGCGCCGGAAAGCCGGACGGCCCGCCTCAATATCGAGCTGCTGCATTCGGCGCTCCTGGATCTGTTCATGGGCACCGAAGGGGATGCGCGCGGCCAGGATGCGCTGAAGGGCAACCCGGAAGGCTTCATGTTCCTCGCCAAGGCGCTCGACCATCTGGGGCGCGCGCAGAAAAGCAACGTCGATGCCATCGCGGCGATCGAGAAGCGGGCGGAAGAGCGCGCCCGCGCGGCCGCGGCGAAGGCGGTCGAAGAAGTGGCGAAGAAGACGGGCGGAATGACGGCCGAGACGCTGGACGCCATCCGCGCGGGGATCTTCGGCGTGAAGCCGGAGGAAGGTTCCGCGCGATGATGCGGAGGGCGGCCGCTCAGGTCGTTCCGTTTCGCGGCAGCATGGCCGAGACGCCGTGCGTTGTGTGCGAGGCGCCCGGGGTGACGATCCTCGCCATGGGCCGCAACGACAATGGTGCGATCGAGCGTGCCTACTGCGGCATCGGGTGCGCGCGGCGTGAGGGCTGGCCGTGGCTGAACGGCGACGGATGGAGGCGCGCGTCGTGACCCAGCTCCCGGACGTCTTCCTGGACTACCAGAAGCTGCTGATGACCAGTGTTTCGCAGCACGCGGTCATCGTCGCAGAGAAGTCGCGCCGCATCGGCTACTCATGGGCCGCCGCGGCGATCGCGGCCCTCACGGCTTCCGCCACGAAGGGCGCCGGCGGGATGGATGTGCTCTATCTCGGCTACAATCTCGAGATGGCGCGCGAGTTCATCGACTACGTCGCGGAGTGGGCGCGCGCGATCGAGCCGGCGGCCGCCGAGGTCGAGGAGATCGTCTTCGAGGATGACCGCCCCGAGAAATCCATCCAGGCATTCCGCATCCGCTTCGCCTCCGGCTTCAAGGTGCTGGCTCTCCCCTCGTCGCCGCGGTCCCTGCGCGGCATGCAGGGGCTCGTCATCATCGACGAAGCCGCGTTCCATGAGGATCTTGAAGGCGTTCTGAAGGCGGCTTTCGCGCTGCTTATCTGGGGTGGCCGCGTGCTGGTGATCAGCACGCATGACGGCGACGAGAACAAGTTCAACCAGCTGGTGCAGGATATCCGTGCCGGGCGTCGCCCCTACCACCTCCTGCGCGTCACGCTCGACGACGCGCTCGCAGACGGTCTTTACCAGCGGGTTTGCCTGGTGCGCGGGCAGCCCTGGTCAAAGGAGGCCGAGGCGGCGTGGCGCCAGGAGCTGATCGAGTTCTATGGCAGCGGCGCCGACGAAGAGCTGTTCTGCATTCCCTCCGCATCCTCCGGCTCGTTCCTGCCGGGCGCGCTGATCGAGGCGCGGATGCAACCCGACATTCCGGTGCTGCGCTGGAAGGCGCCCGCTGCGTTCGACCAGGAGCCGGAGCACCTGCGCGTCGCCGAGGCGCGCGAATGGTGCGAGGAGACCCTCAAGCCGGTGCTGGCGGCGATCGACCCGGATATGCCGGTGACATTCGGCTTCGACGTCGGGCGCCGCGGTGATCTCTCCGCCGGCTGGTTTCTCGGGACCCAGTCCGACCTGGTGCGGCGCACGCTGTTCACCTTCGAGCTGCGCAACATGCCGTTCGCCCAGCAGCGCCAGATCCTCTGGTATGTGCTCGAGCGCATTCCGCGCCTGCGCGCGGGCAAGATGGACGCCACTGGCCTCGGCATGCAGCTGGCCGAGGAGACGGTGCAGAAATTCGGCTCTCGCATCGAGGCGGTGATGCTGAACGACGGCTGGTATCGAGAGAACATGCCGCCCTGGAAGGCGGCCTTCGAGGATGCGACGATCGTGCTGCCGCGTGACCGCGATGTGCTGACCGACCATCGTGCCGTCCAGCTGGTGCGCGGGATCGCCAAGGTGGTCGAGCGCAGCGGAGACAAGGGCGAGAAGCGCCACGGCGACTCCGCGATCGCCTGCGTCCTGGCGCACGCCGCCTCGCGTGGGGACGTGGCCGTCTACGAGTATGAGGCCGCCGTGCGGCGCCAGGCGCCCAGCGCGTGGCGCGACCGGCCCGACCCGTACGAGGATGAGCCGCGCGCGAATACTGGCTGGCTGCCGGATCTGTCAGGAGGGATGCTCAGATGAGCTTCGCGTCGCACACCGCGGACGCAATGGACGCGGCCTCGGTCGAAGATGACGCCGCGCGCATGGCCGAGAGCGAGCGGGCGCTCCTGGGCCTCACCGTCACCAGGCTGAAGGAGATCGGCTTGCCGAAAGGATCCGGGGACGCGCGATTCCTCGAGCAGATGGATCGGCGGATCAATGTGGCGCGCGAGAAGCCGACCGCGGCCGAAGTCGAACGGGTGAAGCGGATGGCGTGGACATACCGACGACGGATGCCGGCGCGCCTCGCGCTCAAGCTCAATCCCGCGGACCCGATCGTGCGGGAGATGAAGCTGTGACAAAGCCGCTTGTCGAAATGACGGAGCAGGAACTGGCGGCCGAGTTCGCCTCAGCTCAGGAGGCCGAGCGCGCGGCCGAGTTTATCGACGGCCTGGGCGCATGGGCAGCCGCCCGAAAAGCTGCCGTCCAGCGGCAGGAAAACGTGATTTCCGAGATGGCGCGTCGGCGCCTCGCGGGCGCGGGAGGCGCCCACACATGACCGAGGACGTGCTGAGGATCATCGACCAGGACGGCCATCCGATTCCTCGGTCCGCCCTGACGAAGTCGATCGCCGCGCCGAGCTTCGTGTCCGCACGGCCGCCGTTCCCGCAGCATGTCGCCTTCGGGATGAATCCCTTCCGGCTGGCGACGATCCTGCGGGCGGCCGATCAGGGGTCCACGCTCGACTATGCGGTCCTCGCCGAGGAGATCGAGGAGCTCTACCCGCATTATTCGTCCGTCCTGAGCAAGCGGAAGCGGCAGGTCAGCCAGCTGCCGATCACGGTGAAGGCCGCGGAGGACGTGCCCGACGGCGAGAAGCACGCGGATTTCGTGAGGCGCTGGCTCGACACCAAGGTGCTGAAGAGCGCGCTCTACGACGTCCTGGACGCGGTCGCCAAGGGCTATTCCGTCTGCGAGATCGACTGGGAGACGAAGCCTGGTCTGGTTCGGCCGCGCGAGATCCTCTACCGGCCGCAGCGGTTCTTCGAGGTGAGCTGGGAGGACGGCGAGACGATCTGGCTACGCACCGATACCGGCTTCGAGCCGCTCGCGCGTCACAAGTTCGTCCTGCACCAGCACAAGTTCAAATCGGGACAGGCCGTGAGGAGCGGCCTCACCCGGGCGGTCGCCTTCATGTGGATGTTCTCGACATACACGCTGCGCGACTGGGCGATCTTCTGCCAGGCTTACGGCATGCCGGTGCGCGTGGGGCGCTACGGCCCGGAAGCGAGCGAGAGCGACAAGCGCGTGCTGTGGCGCGCGGTCAGCGCGATCGGCGGCGACCTTGCGGCGATCATTCCGAATTCGATGCAGGTGGAGTTCATCGAAGCCAAGGGCGAAAAGGGCGCTCAGGTCTACGAGGGACGGTCGAACTGGCTGAACTACGAGGTCTCGAAGCTCGTGCTGGGAGGGACGGCCGGCACGGATGCGGTCAATGGCGGCCACGCCGTGGGCCAGGAGCACCGCGCGGCCGAGCAGGATGTCGAGCGGTTCGACGCGGACCTGCTGCAGAACACCATCGATCGGCAAATCATCGCGCCCATGATCGCGTTCAGTTTCGGCCCGCAGGAGGCATATCCGACGATCGAGATCGGCCGGCCGGAAGAGGCGCCTCTGGATGCCGTCATCGCCGGCGTCGCGGACCTCGCGCCGTTTGGCCTGACGGTGAAGGCCGAGGAAATCCGGCAACGGCTGCAGCTGACAAAACCGGAGGGCGACGACGAGGTTCTCCGGATGCCGGCGATGCCAGCGGCCGGCGCAGGTGGAGCTGCCGGCGCGTCGCCGGCGACGACGAACCCGATCGCGAAGGAGGTGCTGAAGATCCGCGCCAACCAGCACCCGGAAATCAACCCCGACAGCCTGACGCGGGCGCTCCATGCGCGCCGGTCGTTCGGCCAGTTTCTGACCATGCACGCGGCCACGGCGGCCGCACCCGCGCAGGCGGATTTCGAGGCGCTCGAGGCGCGGATCGCCCGTGAGGCAACCGGCGCGCTCGCCGGGCTCGCCGACCAGGTGCGCGTGGCGCTCCAGTCGGCGGATAGCCTACCGGATGCGGTGCAGAAGCTGCAGGCGCTCGACCTGAACGCCGACGAGTTCGCCGAGGCGATGGCGCGCGGCATGGCGCTGGCCCACCTCGCCGGGCAGGCGGCGTTGCTGGACGAGATTTCCTCGGAGGCTCGCGCGAGTGGTCCGGATGGCAAGTGAACGGAAACTGCGCACGTCGAAATCCTCCTGCGTGGATTGTGGCCGCATGTTCGAGGGGCGCAATGCAGCGGCGAACGCGAAGCGGCACGCCGATCAGACCGGGCATATCTTGGTGCTCGCGCGGTTCTACCAGGTGAGCCCGCCCAGGGTACGCACTGTTGCTCAGGTCGTTTGCCAGATCAGGGGAAGTGATCTGGCCGCGGCGCGAAAGTCCGACGAGGCCAAATGACGCGCACGACCGCCGAAGCCGTCCAGCTGCCGTTCGACGAGGCGGTCGATTATTTCCGGCAGAAGACGAACATGCCCTCGGCACACTGGACCGCCGTCATGGACGAGGCGCATGCGCGGGCCTTCGCCGTGGCTGGAGCGACCAAGAAGGCGCTGATCGAGGATTTCCGGCAGGCGGTCGACAAGGCGATCTCCCAGGGCACCGGCTTCGGCGCGTTCAAGCGCGATTTCGACGACATCGTGAAACGCCACGGATGGGTCCACCACGGTCATCCGCAATGGCGCGCGCGGGTGATCTACGAGAGCAACATGAACACGGCCTACGCCGCCGGCCGCTACGCGCAGATGACGCGGCCGGAGACGCTCGAGGCGTTTCCCTACTGGCAGTTCGTGCATACGCCGGTGGCGCATCCGCGGATCATGCACCTGGCGTGGAATGGCCTGACGCTGAAAGCCGACGATCCGTGGTGGGACACCCATTACCCGCCGAAAGGGTGGGGCTGCCGGTGCATCGCCAGCGTCGTATCGGAGGGCGGCCTGCGCCGGATGGGCAAGACGAAGCCCGACACCGCCCCGGAAACGAAGTGGACCACGTATGTGAACAAGACGACGGGTGTCGTCACCCGCGTGCCGGAAGGCGTCGATCCTGGCTGGGTCGGCAATCCGGGCAAGATCTGGAAGGAAGGGCGCCGCGCGCCGGTGTCGGCCGAGCCGGTGAGCGCCGTCCCTGGCGTCCAGGTGCCGCTCCCGGCCAAGCCACATTCATTCCGTTCCACGGCCGCGGCGCGCCGCATCCTGGGCGCCCAGGCCGACGCGTGGCGTGGCGCCCTCACAGATGAGCAGAAGCGGGCGATCGCGCGGCCGACGGCCGCCAATGCTGAGACCGTGCGGGACGCACTGGAAAGCGCCGAGACGCCGGAGGATGTGGCGGCATGGGACGTGATCGGTGGAGAGACATTGCGCGAGCTCGCGCTGCTCGATCCGGGCGACGCATGGCGACCGTCCGCACCGATCGGCGCGAGCATCGTGCGCGAGCTCGCGCGCCTCGACGTCAAGGACCGCGATTTTCTTCTGCGCCTCATCGTGCCCAAGGGCACGCGCGGCGCAACGTTCACGAATGCCGGGGCACTCTTCCTGGTCTCGGACCGGTGCAGCCTGACGGTCGCGCGCAAGGACGACGACCAGGTGACGATCCTGGTGGGATCACTGCGCTGATGGCCGGCCTCTCCGCTGAAATCACCTTCGACGATCGCCGCGTTGTTGAGGCGATGGACCGCCTGCGCATGCTGGACCGGGACGCAAAGCCGCTCCTGGACGCGATCGGCACCGGCCTCGTCGCGTCGACCGAGGCGCGGTTTCAGTCTGGCACCGCGCCAGATGGCACGCCCTGGGCGCCGCTCAATCCCGCCTATGCCGAGTTCCGCCGTCCGGGCCCGACCCTCGTCCAGTCGTCGGCCCTGATGCGGTCGATCACCTTCCGCGCCGGCTATCACACGCTGCGGATCGGCTCGCCGCTGATCTATGCCGGTGTCCACCAGTGGGGCGCGACGATCCGGCCGGTGCGCGCCAAGGCGCTCGCCTTCCAGATGGGTGGCCACCTGGTCCTCGCCCGCAAGGTGACCATCCCGGCGCGGCCGTATCTGGGCATCTCGGACGAGGATGAGGAGATGATCCTGGAGACCGTCGACCGGCTACTCGGGCGCCTTCTGGGCGTCTGATGCGCCACTTCATTGCCATGGCGACGACGACATGCCTCCTAAGAGACGCTAAGACGGTATTCATCAGGTTTTCGGGTGTGCTAGGCTCCATCCGGACGTCCTGACGGACCAAGCCGCTCAGCGGCCTTAAAATCGGCTCTTCTGTCCCGCGCCGTCTCCTCTCCTCCAGCCACTATCATAACCATCGTTAGGACGGCCGCATGCCGTCGCGCCTCTACGTTGGGCGCGTGGATCAGACGAACGTTTCCTCCCTGTTCTTGGACTTGCCCGGCGTGGCACTGCACGCGACGGCGGAAGCTGCGCCGCCGGAGTGGATCCAGCTGCTACCGCCGGGCACATTTTCGGGGACGGACGGGCGAGGCCCATACCATGTAGCCGATGCCGACGATCTGATCCGCGTCTCGATGGAAGCGGGCAAGCTGCCGATCGACGAGAACCACGCGACCGACCTGGCCGCGCCGCGTGGCGGCGAATCTCCGGCGCGAGGGTGGATTGTCGATCTCGCCAACCGCGGCGACGATCCGCGCGCGGGTGGCATCTGGGGGCGCGTCGAATGGACGCAGTCCGGCACCGCGCTGATGGCCGACAAGTCGTATCGCGGGATTTCCCCCGTCTACACCCACGCCCGGGGTGGGCGCGTCACCAGGATCCTGCGCGCCGCCCTCACCAACGCCCCCAATCTGACCCAGCTCGCGTCCCTGCACGCGCGGATCTCGGCCGAGGAGCGCGCGAAGCTCCCCGCCGACATGTTCGCGGTCCCGGAGAAGCGGCAGCTGATCATCCGCGATCCCGACCACGTCGAGCTGGCGTGGGACATGGTGGATCGGACGGCAGACCTCACCGATGCGGAGCGCGCGGAAGCGCGTCGTCGCATTCTCGCCCGCGCACGGAAGCTCGGGATGGACACCAGCGGCTGGACTGGCGCCGCACACTCGGAAGGAGCGGATATGGACATCGCCACCGTCAGGAAGGTTCTCGGCCTTCCGGACACGGCGGACGAGGCGGCTTGCCTCGCCGCCATGGAAACCGGGCGCCAGCAGGTGGCGCTACAGGCGCAGCAGCTGACCGACAAGGACAAGCAGCTCGCCGAGCTCGGCACGAAGTATGTGCCGCTCGAGGAGCATGTCGCCCTGCAGGCGCGCGTCGACACCATGGTGAAGACTGCTGCTGAAGAAGCCGCCCGTCGCTTCGTCGACGGCGCCATCGCCGCCGGCAAGCCGATCGCGGCCCAGAGCGTCCGCGATCGCATGATCGCGCTTCACGCGCAGGACCCGGAGGCGACCGAGAAGATGATCGACGAAATGCCGTCGATCAACGCGCGCGGCGCCGATGGGCGCTTCTCCCCGGCGCCGTCTGGCGGTGGCACCGAGATGATGAGCGCCGAGGACAAAGAGGTGATGTCGAAATTCGGCCTCACCAAGGAGCAGCTCGCCGAGTGGCGCAAGAAGCGCGCCGAGCGGGAAAAGGAGGCGTAAATGGCACTCACATCCGACGCCAAGGTGCCGCGCCGCGGCCAGCGCTTCGGGCGCAGCGACTTCGGCTATCCGGTGGCGCCCGGCGAGAAGATCTTCCGCGGCGGTATCGTCTGCCTCAATTCCAGCGGCGAGCTTGTGCGCCCGCAGACGGCCGGAGCGGCGGTGTTCGCCGGTCTCGCGACGGCGACCTACGACAACTCGGCGTCCGCCACGGCGGGGGCGACGATCGTCGCCGAGCGCGGGTCGTTCGCTCTCGCGGTCGGCTCGGCCGGGGTCGCGAACATCAATGCCGAGGTCTACGCGACCGACGACAACACCTTCACCCTGACCGCGCCGACGTCCGGTTTCACCGCGCCGATCGGCAAGATCAATGGCATCGAGAACGGGCAGACCTGGGTTCTGCTCGAGGGGGCCTGATAACTCATGGCATCTGTCATCACCTTCCCGCTGCTCCAGTCGATCAATGACGCGGTCAGCCTGGCGTTCGACACGCAGCTCTACGCGGCGCCGTCGATCTACAAGAGCTTCACCTACGAACAGCCGAGCACCGGCCGCGCCGAGGTGTATCCGCGCCTCGACATGCTGCCGGGCCTGCGCGAGTGGATCGGCGACCGCGTCGTCAACACCGTGAGCCTTGAGACCTTCTCGATCTCGAACAAGACGTTCGAGGAGACCATCGGTATCAAGCGCGAGGACATCGAGGACGATCGCTACGGCATCCTGCGTCCGATCGCCGAGCAGCTGGGCCAGGACGCCGGCCAGGTCCCCGACAATCTGGTCAGCCAGCTCTTCACGCAGGGCCACGCCACACTGACCTATGACGGCCAGAACTTCTTCGACACCGCGCACCCGAACTATACGGCCACCGGCGCGGCGACGACGGTCGCCAACTATCAGGCGGGCACCGGCAATCCGAGCTGGTATCTGATCGACGGCAGCCGCATCCAGAAGCCGTTCATCTACCAGACGCGCCGTCCGTTCCGGGTGATCCCGAAATTCAGCCTCACGGACGAGACCACGTTCTTCGAGGATGAGTTCGTGTGGGGTGTCGATGGCCGCTCGAACGCCGGCTACGGCCTCTGGCAGCTGGCGTTCCGCTCGGACGCGGCGCTCACGCTGGCGAACCTCGAAAGCGCCCGCGCGACGATGATGAGCCTGCGGCGCCCGAACGGCGCGCCGATGGGCATCGGGATGACCGGGCTTCTCCTCGTGGTGCCTCCCTCCCTGGCGCCCGCCGCGCGCGCCTACTGCGAAAACCAGTTCCTGCCGGCCGGCGATCCGCTCGCCTCCGGCGGCACGGTGTCCAACACCTTCCGTGGGCTGGCGAAGCCGGTGGAGAACCCCTGGCTCAGCTGAGCGCCTGAATAGACGGGGGCCATCGGCGTGCTGCCCCATAACGGAGGGATCGATGGCTCACCTCCGGCCCCGGCGAGCGAAATCGTCGGGGCGCCCTACCCCGAGGAGACCAGGCGATGAAGAAGCTCGTCGTGTTCTGCGGTATCGCTGGCCGGCGCCGCGCCGGGATGCAGCATCCCCCGATGGCAGCCTATCCGCTCAACCATTTTACGGCCGAGGAGCTGCGCGAACTGCGGCGCGATCCGGTCTTCTATCTCGCGATCGGCGATACCGCGACCGAGGAGACGCTCGACGCGCTTGAGGGCGCGCTCGAAGAGGGCGGTGAAGCCGCCCAGGCCGCTGTGGAGCAGGCGCTGGTGTCGGACGCGCATGCGGCCGAGGGCGGCGACCAGACGGGCGCCGCGGCGGAGGGCGCCGGGCGGCAGCCGAAGCGCGCGAAGAAGAGCGCCTGAGAGGCATCTGAAGCATGGCTTACGCGACGATCGCCGACATGATCGACCGGTTCGGGGAGTCGGAAATGATCCGGCTCTCCACGCCGGACGGCGCGGATCTCGTTGCGGTCGTGCCCGATCCGATCGACCGGGCTCTCGACGAGGCGTCGGCGCTCATCGACACCTATCTGCGGCGCCGCTACCGGATGCCCCTGACGGTAGCACCCCCGGAAGTGCGTCGGGCGTGCTGCATCCTGGCACGCTATGACCTCTCCACTGGTGGGCAGCGGAATCCGTCCGACCAGGTGCAGGCGGGTCAGCAGCAGATCGTCTCCTGGCTGAAGGCGATCGCGGGGGGCACCGTGCATCTCGACCTGGACGAGGTTCCCGTCGGCGATCAGTCCTACGCGCAGACGAGCTCGCGAGATCCCGTCTACGGGGGAGCGTCCGGCGGCTCGCTGCCGTCCGGCTTCTGGGATGGTGGCCTGTGAGCGGCGGCGGCCTTCCTGCTTTCGCCGCGGGCATTCCCGACGGCCCGCTCCCGGGGATCGGTCGCTCGATCCAGGCGCGGCTTCAGCAGGTCTTCCCGCCCGCGAAATTCGAGTTCGGGATCGTGCCGGCGAATGTGACGGCGAAAGAGTGGAACAAGCTGACCCACCGGACGCCGTTCATCGGGCTTGGGTGGTCGGTGCTTCAGGACCGCACCGAGAGCCCGCTGTTCAAGGGCACTTCCACCTGGACGATCTTCATCGCGGTAATGAACGCGCGCGGTCTCCAGCAGCGGTATTTCGGGGACGCGCAGGCGCCCGGGCTGCTGCACCTGGCACAGATCGCCGTGGCGGCCGTGAACGGCATGCAGACGACGGATGCCAATGGCAACGGCCTCGGAAGCGTCTTCGTGCGCCGGGTGGCGAATGCGCACGGCGAGAACTTCGACGAGAATCAGGCGATCGCGGTGCTCGATTGCGACGTGGTCACCACCATCCAGCCCGCGGACGTGATGCCGAACCCGGCCGACCTGGGCCTGTTCCAGACACTCGCGATCGACTGGAACTTCGACGGCGCCTCGAGCGCCAACGATCAGAACGATGTCGCCGGAATTCCGACGACGATGGAGAGCAGCTGATGCCGAAATTGATGGTCAAGCCCGGCCCCGGGCGCACCGTGCGGCTACCGGACGGCCGCAAGCTGCCCGCGGAGGGTATGGAGCTCGAGGAGACCAGGACGATCCGCAAATGGCTGCGGATCGGCGACCTGGTGCTCGTCGAGGCCACGCCCGCATCGCCAAAGTCCACGGGCGCCAAAGTGCAGGAGACAGGTAAGTGAGCGGGAACACGTTGTCGCCGCAGGCGACCCAGACAATCACCCTGGACGAGATCCCCTACAATCTCCAGGTGCCGGGCGCCTTCTATCAGGTCCGCGCGAACTACAGCCAAGCCGGCCTGCTGCCGTATCCGGCCAAGGCACTCCTGATCGGCCAGATGCTCCCGACAGGCACCGCCCAGCCGAACACGCCCTATCCGGTGTTCGCGGCCTCCGATGCGCAGGCGCTCGGGGGTGGCGGGTCGATCATCGCGCAGATGGCCGCGGCGTTCATCCGCGCCAATCCCTGGCTGCCGCTTGAGATCATCGGCGTGCCGGATGCGACCGCCGCGACCAAGGCGTCGGGATCTTTCGGCATCACCGGCACGGCCACCCAGGCCGGCACGCTGGCACTCTATGTCGCGGGGATCCGGATCGCGGTCCCGGTCTCTGTCGGCGACACGGCGGCGACGGTTGTGGCCAACGCGCTCTCCACGGCGGAGCAGCTCGTCTCCACCCTCGGTGGCATTCCCTTCAGTGAGGGATTTCTGCCGTTCACGCCCACCGCCGGCACCGGAGCGCTGGAGATTGCAGCACTTCACGGTGGCACCCTCGGCAACACCATCGATTTGCGGGTCAACGCGCAGCGCGGGGACGCGACGCCGGCCGGACTGGCGGTGACCGTCACCGCCATGGCCGGGGGTGCGACGGACCCAGTCGTCACCGCGGCGCTCGATGCGATCTCCAGCACCTGGTTCACCGATATCGGCATCTGCTGGAACGACGCGAACAACGTCGGCATCTTCGAGGGGGTTCTGGCCACGCGCTACATGGCCATGGGGCAGCTGGACGCGAAGGGCTACCGCGTGATCGCCGGCACGCCGGGCACTGTGCAGACGGCGCAGACGGGCCTCAACAGCAAATACGCGACCACGCTGCCGATCCAGAACCCGATGCATCCGACCTGGGTGATCTGCGGCGCGTATGCCGGCGCGTGCTCGTATGAGCTGGCCAACGATCCGTCGCGCCAGCTGCGCGGCGTAGCGCTGCCGGGCATCCTGCCGCCGGCGCCGGCGGACCGCTACGACGAGACCGAGCGCAACATCCTCCTGGGCGCGGGCATGTCGACCTTCACAGTCGCGGTGGATGGGACCGTCCAGCTCGAGCGCGTGGTGACCGAGAACACCACTGACGCGAACGGTATCCCGTCCCAGGCGTGGCACGACATCATGGTGCCGGCGACAATGAGCCGGATCCGCTACGACTGGATCGGCTATGTCAGCCTGGTCTACCCCCGCAACAAGCTCGCGCCGGACGGCAGCCTCGCGGCCGAATACGACGGCACCGTCGTCACGCCGAAGCGCATGCGCGGTGCATGGGCCGGAAGGTGTCGCGTCTATGCCGAGAACGGCTGGATCGTGAACACGGCGGCGACGGTGGCCGCCAGCACCTTCGTGATCGACAGCAACGACCCGAACCGGATGAATTCGCGCCAGCAGGTGAACCTGATCGGTAACCTGATGATCCTGGCCGGCGATCTCGAATTCGCGGCGGCATAAGGAGTCTCAGAGATGGCGCAAAGCCTTGGTGTTGTCGAAGTCGTCTGGGCCGGGGTGAAGTTCCCCTGCGAAAAGGGCGCCCAGTTCCGGCAGGGCGGTCTGGTGAACAAGGCCGTCACAGCCGGCGCGCAGGTCAGCCGCAGCCAGGAGATGATGGCGAGCCGCGTGCAGTGCTCGACGCCTTTCATGACCGGCATGTCGATCGCCGCGATCAGAAGTGTCACTGAAGGCGAACTCCAGTTCGTCTGCGATACCGGGCAGACCTTCGTCATCGCCAACGCCTTCCTGGTGGACCAGCCGGAAATCACCGGCGGCGAAGGCGGCAAGCTGACCCTTACATGGGAAGGCGGCGAAGCCGAGGAGCTGCTCCAGTGAACGAGGATTTCATCATCGAGCACGGCGCGGCGGAGACGGGCGTCGTCGCCGGCGACGACGTCATCCAGGAGGACGCGCCGAAGACGGCCGAGGGGCTGCCGGACGGCATTCTCGCGACCGAGGACGGCTTCGAGATCCGGCTGGATTATCCCGTGACTCTCAAGTTCAAGAGCGGCGACAAGGTGCGCGAGGAGCGTTACGAGACCCTGCGCGCCCGGCGTATGAACGGCGGCGATCTGCGGGCGATGATGACGTCCTCGCGCGGGGATGGCGCCCTGTTCATCCTGGAGCGCATCATCGATCTGCCGGCCGCTCGGGCGCCCCAGGTGATCGACCGGCTGGACGGGGTAGACCTTGGCCGCGCCCTCGAGCTCGTAAATTTTTTATCGCCGAAGCCCCCGCGGACTGGGGGCTGATGCTGGCCGCCGTCGGGCGGCACTACGGCTGGCCGCGCGCCGATCTGGAAAGCCTCACCATGGCCGACCTGCGGTTCTGGATGGGGACCGTCGGGCAGTATAACGAGGCGCTGAGGAGCAGCTGATGGCGGACGATCTCGTAGCCGAAATCACACTCCGGCTGAGGGCGCAGATGGCCGGGCCCCTCGACGAGGTGAAGAAGCTCTTCGAGGGGCTGAACAAGACGATTCGCTCGCTCGACAAATCGGTCGCGCAGCTCAGCGAAAAGCTGGACGCCCTTAAGATGCCGGCGCAGCCCATCAACCAGATGAAGGAACTGGCGGCCGAGACCACTGCTGTCAGCGATGCGGCCGAGAAGGCGACGAAGAGCCTCCGGGATATGGGCCGCGGCACCGGCATGAGCCGCGCGGTGCGCGGGGGCGCCGCTACAGAGGCGGCGTCCCTCGAAGGGCCGAAGAACGCCGACGATGCGGTGGATTGGCTGGGGGGCGCGATCGCCGGCGCGCTCGGCTTGTCGGCAATCCGCCAACTCGGTGACTACCAGAAAACCTTACGGCAGATCGCGATCACCGAGAAACTGAGCGGCCCCAAAGCAGATGCGGAAGTGGCGCGCCTGAGTGGCCTCTTCGATATGCTGGCACTCAAGGACCGACAGCCGAGCCTAGGTCTCGCGGACGCGTATTTCCGGATGATCACCACACATATGCCGCCGGCGGTCGTGAAGGCGATCATGCCGGACATCGGCATGATGGCAACGGCGCATGACGTGAGCCCATATGACCTGGCGGATGCGGCGTTCGCGATCAATGACAGCTTCAAGATCGGGCCGAAGGGAATGCTGCCGGCCCTCGAAATGCTGGCAACGGCCGCGAAGCAAGCACACTTCTCGTTGGGGAATTTCGGTCAATATCTGAAGGAGATCGGCGGCTATACCGAGCTCGTTCATATGACGGGCCGAGGAAATCTCGACATGGTGGCAGCCGGCCTGGAGACCGTCATCAAGAACTCCACGCAACCCGGACAGGCCGCGGCCGACTATCGTGATTTCATGAAATCACTGAATTCGCCGCAGGCGCAGATGGCCAGTTCACGGCTCCTGTTCAAGCGACGGCTGGAAGCAACTCAGGAGCTCTACAACCGGTATCACATCAAGCCGGAAGGGTTGTGGCAGATCGAAGCCGCCGGGAAGGCGCACGGCGAGAATGAGGTAACGGCCGTCCTCAACTATCTCCACAGGGTAACCGCGCCGATGGATGCAGGTGACCGCGCAAAGTTCTTGAATACGATCTTTGGCAACATCCAGTCCGCCACCACTGTTCAGTCCATCCTGCTGCACTGGAAGCAATACCAGGGCATGATCAAGATGCTCGGGACGGTGACCTCGAAGACCGGCGCGACAGACTTTCAGACAGCGCTCAAAGGCGCGAATACCGATCTCACCAAATTCGACGAGCAGCTCCGCCAACTTGAGCGCGACATCGGGAGCGGCCTGTTGAAGCCGTTGGAGGTGGCCAACTTCGTTCTGGGAGCGTTCGGCCAATCGATTCGGGACCTCAACACAATTCAGTTGCCGTTGCTGAATACCGGCCTCGGAAACCTCATCGTCGCCGTCGGGAGCGGCGCCGCGACGCTGAAGGCATTCGGCGCACTCAGCAGCCGGATCCTTGGGAAGAAAGCCAAAGGCGGCGAATCGGTCCTTGACGACGTCGTCGACGCCGGCAAACGCGCGGTGGTTGAAGGCGGAGAGGGCGCGGCCGAAGGCGGCTGGCCTGGTCTGATCGCCGGCATTGTCGCCGGCGTGATCGGCAACAAGCTCGAGGACAGCATGAAGAACTCGATCCGGGAGGCTGGCGCCGAAGTCGGCGACGCCATCGGCCGAGCCCTCGGGATGCATGTTGTGGACGTTCACGTCACGAATGGCGACGGGGTTGGGCGTCATCACACCCACAATCCGGCGCGGCTCCCCCGCAAGACCCCGCCGTCCGGACCTCTTCTAAACCGGCCTTAAGAGACGTTTCATGGTGAGCTTATCAGGCATTTCGACCCAGCTGCTGAACGGCGCCGTCCCGGGGTTCTCGGGCGCGCTTCTCGAGGCGACGATCGCCGGCATTCCCTTCCAGATCATCGACACGTCTATCGAGGTCGGGCGCCGGCTGCAGCGGTTTCTGTTTCCCGGCGTCGACGGCGCCGCATATGAGGATCTCGGCGCGCTGGACGGTCCGATCGCCCTGAAGGGCGTCTTGATCGGTGCCGACTACGTCCAGCAGGCGACGCTTCTGCGCACGGCGCTCCGCACGCAGGGCCCGCTTTCCCTGGTGCATCCATGGCTCGGCAACATCCAGGTCGTGCTGCTGGCGCCGGGCCGCGTGACTTTCTCGTTCAAGGAAATCCGCTGCGCCCGTTTCGAGGTGCAGCTCTACCCATGGACGCCGCCGTCCCTGCCGGCATCGAACTCGATCGCCGGCCTCGAGCTCGCCGCGACGAGCGCCATCGACGCGGCGCAGTCCTACATGATCACCGCGCTCACGCCGTTCCGGAACGCCTTCGCCGCGTTCTCGGCCGTGCAGTCCTGGACAACCTCGATCGCCGGCCAGTTCAGCGCGCTGGTCCAGACCGGCCCGTCGGGAGACGTCATCGGTCCGGCCGCTGCCGGCGCCGTCGCGACACTGAGTGCGCCCACCAGCGCGCCGAGCGCGGGCTGGCAAGCGACCTCCGTCGGGACCGTCCTCGCGGTGCCGGCGGCGATCGCCGCGGCCGCCTCTCCACCCATTCCGGCCGCCGTGGCGCCCGGTGGCGTCACCACCCCGGCGCCGGCGGCCGATCCTGGCGATACGACCGCGATGCTCCTGGCGGCCGCGACGATCGCCCAGGCGAGCGGGACGATCGCGACCGGGCAGAGCGTCGGCACCCTCGCGTCACTGGCGGCGGGGTTGCAGGCGGCCTGCGTCGCCCAGGCCGCGCAGACGGCCGCCTTGATCGCCTATGTGTCGGCGCAGGACGCGGAGACCGAAGTCGGCCGTCTCATGACCGCGATCGACGCCGCGATCGTCGCGGCCGCCACGCTTGCGGAGACGGACCCGCTGAATGCCGCTTCCGTCTGGCAATCGCTCCAGGATCTGAAAAGCGCGGTGGCGACGAACTTCAACAGCCTTGTGGGCTCGCTGCCTCAGGTCGTGAACATCGAGCTCTCCTCGGCCGTGCCGGCATGGATCGTGGCGCATTACGTCGTCGGCGATTCGCCCTCGATGATGTTTGCGACCTGGCAGGATCTGCTCGCGCGCAACGGCGTGGGCGCGCCGGCGACACTCGGCCCTGGGCTCATCGAAGTGCTGAACGCGGCGTGACCAGGTGAGCACGACCGGCATCGTCCTCGAAGTCGCCGGCCAGCAGCTCGGCGGGTGGACACAGGTCGCCATCCGGCGCGACCTGCGGGACGTCGCCGGCAGCTTCCATCTGACCTATTACGACAAGGCGCGGATCGACGCGGCGCTCGGACCGCAGGCGGGCCCGCTCACCTATACGCCGCTCACCGAGGGGATGGCGTGCCGGGTGACGTATCTCGGCCAGGTGCTCCTGACGGGATGGATCGACGACGTCGACATCCTCTGGGACGCCACGCGGATCGAGGCGCATATCTCCGGCCGGGATGCAGTGGGCGACCTGGTGGACTGCGCGGCCGTGCCGAACGGCCCCGCCGAGTTCCGCAACCTGACGGCATTGCAGATCGCTTCCCAGCTCGCGGCGCCCTTCAACATCAAGGTGACGGCCGACGTGGATGTCGGCGCGCCTTTCCCGGTTTTCGGCGTCAATCTCGACGAGACGGTGCTGATGGCGATCGAGCGCGCGACGCGGCAGCGCGCGCTGCTCGCGGTATCGGACGGCGTCGGAGGGCTCTTGCTGACACGCGGCGGCTCAACTCGAGCGCCGGGAGCACTCACCGACGAGAGCTTCCTCGTGCCGCAGCCGCACGCCGACATCCTCAGCCGCCACTATCACGGCTCCTGGCGTGAACGGTTCAGCGACTATTTCGTGAAGGGGCAGACGCAGAGCGCTCCATGGCGCGGGCTCACTGACTGCACGATCACGCCAGGGCTGGACCCGTCCTCGGCACCCGTGGCCGCGCCGGGCGCGGAAACCACGACCGCCGAGGGGAAGGCGATCATGATGACGGGGCACGCGATCGACCCGGCGGTGACGCGCTGGAGGCCGACCGTCAACGGCGTGCGCACACAATCGGGCGCATCATCCGTCCAGGCGCAAGCCGAATGGGCACTACGTGTCGCGCGCGGCATGAGCCAGCAGGCGGAATACACCGTCCTGGGCTGGGACGTGCAGGGCGCGATGTGGAAGCCGAACGCGCTGGTCGCGGTGACGGACGCCTATCTCGGGATCAACAAGGACATGCTGATCGCCAGCGTCGAGTTTCAGGCGGACAATCACGGGATGACCACGACGCTGGGGCTGGCGGGGCGCACGGCGTTCGACCGGATCGACGAGAGCACCGGCCGTGGCCGCATCTTCAGGCACCATCGGGTGCTCGGCCCGACCAGGAAAGGCTGAGGAGAGACCATGCTCGACGAGATCTACGGCGCGATTAGGGGGATCAGCGGGCTCGGGCTGGTAATCGCGGTGGACGATAGCGGCCCGGCGCAAATGCTCACCGTCCACTGCGCGGATGGTGTTGTGCGCGACCAGGTCGAGGTGATGCAGATATTCGGGTTCGCCTCGATGCCGCCGAGCGAGGGGGCGATCTGCCTCGTCTTGGCGGTGGGTGGCGACCCGGCCAACCTGCGCGCGCTCCCGGTCGCATGCCCGGCCGCGCGGATGGGCACCCTCTCTCCCGGCGATTCGGCTCTCTACGCCCAGGACGGGACGCGGGTGCATGTGAAGTCCGGCGGGGATGTCGAGATCTGGGCGAAGACATGCACGATCCACGCGCCCGACGGCGGCACGATCGACGGCAATCTGCACGTCACCGGCACAGTCGCCGTCGATCAGGACGTGACGATCGGCTCGCTCTCGGTTAAGAACCATGACCACACCGACGCGCAGGGCGGCACGACCGGGCCGATGCAGAACTAAATCCTAACCGGCGTTAGGACGCCTCCTCCGCGCCGTGGCATGACAATGCCGCCCGATGGTCACTCCCACACGAGATTTCGCACTGGTCTACGATCCGGTGAACCGGCGGGCTGATTATCAGTTCGCCGGCAGCGATTTCGTGTTCGACACCACGCCGGCGAGCGCGATGGTGTTTTCCCTCTTCGTCGATCGCCGCGCGCGGCCTGATGACCCGCTGCCCGTCGTCGTGCCGGACTGGTCGCGGCCGTCGACACTCACCGCGATGCGGGGGTGGGTCGGCGATTTCCTGTCCAGCTCCGGCGCCCTGGTCGGCTCGCGCCTGTGGCTGCTCAAGCGGCGCAAAGCGACGGATCAGACACGGCAGGCGGCGATCGAATATGGTGCCGAGGCGCTTGGCTGGCTGCAGACGGTGCGTGGGTATGCGGTCGCCGTGTCTGCCGCATGGGCCGACAACATGGCCACGCCGACGCTCGCGCTGAAGTGCAAGGTGGGCGCGACCACAGTTACCGTGAAACGGCAGGTCGCCTGATGCCCTGGCCGATCCCAGCGCCCGGCTCGATTTCATCGCGGGCGGCGGCCGTCTTCGAAAGGGCTCTCCCCGGCATCGATGCGCGGTCGGACAATACGGGCGCCACGGCGATCTGCCGGGTGACCGAACTCGGGGTGCAGGACCTGTATTACGAGCAGGGCTACCTCGCCGAGCAGCTGATGCCTGACACCGCCACGGACTGGCTGCCGCGCCACGCTCAGATCTGGGGCGTTCCCCGCGTCCAGCCAACCTTCGCCGGCGGCAACGTCCTCCTCTCGGGCGTCCCCGGCGATACCCTCCCGGTTGGCACGCAGTTCCAGACGCAAAGCGCGACCCCGGTGATCTACGTGACCACGGCGGCGGTGCAGCTGGGCGCGAACGTCTCCGTGCCGCTTCAGGCGCTGGTCGCGGGAAGCGCTGGGAACCTCCCGGCCGGGGCGGTCCTCTATCCGGTGAGTCCGATCAGCGAGATCTCGCCTCAATCCGCGACCGTGGATGCGAACGGCATCACGGGTGGTCTCGATCTCGAGCCGCTCGATTCGTGGCGCCAGCGCATCCTCGAGCGCATACGCCTCGAGCCGGCGGGAGGGTCGGCCGACGACTATGTCGAATGGGCCACCGCGGCCATCCCGAACGTCGCGTTCGCCGCGTGCCCGCCTTCACTCCAGGCCGGCGGTTCGGTGACGGTGGTGGTGGCGATGAATGGGCCCACCGTGCCGACCGCGACCGAGCTGGCCGACATCGCAGCCTACATCGCCCAGAAGAGGCCCGTCAGCGCGACCGTCAACGTCGTCGCGGCGACGCTGCAGCCCGTTGATATCTCGCTCCAGGTGCGGCCGAACACGGTTGCCATTCAGCAGGCGGCGAACGCCGCGCTGACCCTGTTCTTCGCGGGCGCTTCTGCCATCGGATCGCCGATTTACTATTCCAGCCTGTCGGCGGCCATCGAGTATTCCGACGGTGAGACCTATCACGAGCTGCTCGCGCCCACGGCGGATGTGGCGGCGACCGGGCCGACGGCGCTCCCGGTCCTCGGGACGGTGACTTTCTCATGAGCGGCATCCGCACCTTCACCGCGCGGACGCCAGAGCAGGCGTTGGATGACCTGCTCGCGCTATCCCCTTCCGGCGACGCGATGCCCATGACCGCCGACACGACCTGGGCGACAATGCTTTCCCCGCTCGCCGGTGCGCTCTCGGATGCTGAGGGCACGCTCTCGGCCTTCGATGAAGAAATCGACCCAGCCTCGGCGCTCTACCTCCTCCCCGATTATGAGCGCGTGCTCGGGCCCGATCCGTTCGGCCGCGATCCGGCGCTGATGACGACGGCCCAGCGCCAGCAGCTCGCGGCGTCCCGCTGGAAGCAGCAATACGGGGTGCGCCCGGCTGATTTCATCCAGCTGGCTGCGGACCTCGGGGTAACGATCACGATCAAGGAATTCTCGCCCGGCGAGTGCGGCCGCATGCAATGCGGGGCCGGGCCGGGATGCATGAACGCGCCGACCCCTTACGCCTGGATTGTGACGCTGCCTGCCCCCGCACTTCAGACCGGCCAGTGCGGCGTTCTGCAGTGCGGTCAGCCATCTTCCTACTTCCCGGTTTCGCTGGTGCAGGGCGTCATCCAGCAGCGTGCACCCGCGCACACCACGCCATATTTCTCCTACACGGGGTGATCTGATGTATTGGACCGACGGCGCCTACTCTGTGACTGTCAACGGCGTTCCGCAGTTCCAGGACGCGAACCCGGCGCTCAATATTCCGGTGGGCACTTATTGGACGGCACGGTGGGCAAACAACGTCACCAATGAGCTCATCAACCTGGTGGAAGGTGCCGGTCTCACGCCGAGCGAGACGGACCAGACGCAGGTACTTCAAGCCATCCGTAAAGTAGGGTTTGTCGGAGGCTCTGCGGGTTATTCGTCTTCAGCGACGCTGACAGTCGCTCACGCCAACGCAATCGTATTCTTTATCGGCGCATCCGCAGCGACCTTCACGCTTCCTGCGGCGAATGCAGCCGCTGCATATTCGGCCCCCATCGTGATTTCCAATCAGGGGACGGCGTCCCTGACGATTGCGCCAGCTTCGGGCGATGCGGCCGACCTTCTAACGGACGTTTTGCTGCCGGGCCAAGTATGTGCCGTCATCAACGATGGGGGCGCTGCGTGGCATTATTTGTGGAACGAGGCAAAGCCGCATCAAGGCGAGCTTTATCAGCAGACGGTCGCGCAAAGCACCACGACGGCGAACAACTCGACTTATACGCTAGTCACGCAGTCCGTTACCTTCCCAAGTTACAGCGAAACGGATGGCTTTGTCGTGGACGGGCATGGCTGGCTTATCGGCGGTGCGACCGCCGCCATGCAACAAAATTTTCTACTGCATCTATCAGATGGTACCACGACAGAAGATGGCACTAATTGGCTCATCTTCACAAATGCCAGCCTCAGTTGTGGGGTCGAAAGCAGTTTCGTCATGCCAACAGTCTATGCGCCCGGCACTACTGTGACGTTTACTCTTGCAGTCGCGGTTGCCGGAGGTGGGGGCAGTTCAGGCCAAATGGCAATGAACTCTGCGCATCTTGATCTTCGAGTGAGGAACGCCTGATGCCCACATACCTCGTTACCGATTCCGCTGGCCTCATTAGTGCTGCATATAGTGGCCCAGCTTCAGGTGCCCCGACCGGCGCGGTCAGCGTCCCGGCCTCGATTTACGCCCAGCTACCGCATGACATCGCTGGATGGTCCTATGTCAAGGGTGCCCTCGTCGCGCCTGTCGCGCCCGCACCCACGCTCGCTCAACAAGCCGCCGGCGCCATCGGCGCCGGTCTCGCCATCACCAGCACCGCGAACGGCGCTCTCGGCACGTTCCAGCTGACCGCCACGACGCAGCTTCGGTTCGCCTCTCTCCTGCAATATTACGACAAATTCGGAACCTTCCCGAACAAGGCGCCCACAATCACCGTCGCCGATATCGACGGTAAGCCTCATACGCTGACACCGGCCCAATTCGAGGCGCTGTATCAGACGCTCGGCGACTATCTGACCCTGCTGGAAGATTGCATCGCCGGCATCGCCACCGCGCTGCCGACCGCGTCGAATTTCGGAACCATTCCGTGAGCTACTGGAGCGACATCTGGGCGGTTCTCGAGGCCGACTTCGTGGCGCTGGATCGCACCGAGGCGGCCGCGATCGGCGCGCCTCGCGGCGAGACGGTGTCACTCTACGCCGAGATGGAAAGCCGGCACGGCGCGTTCCTCGCGCACCTGGCGTGCGCGATCTTCTCGGTGCTCATCCAGCGGAACCACTGCGCCAACCAGCTCGCCGGCGGCGTGCCGATGAAACCGATGAACAAGGTGCGCGCGGCGCTCTGCCTGGTGTTCGGTCCGCCCATCGTGGCGCTCGTACTCGTGCTCCTTCTGAAAGGTCTCTGGATCGCGGCTTTATGGCTGCTGAAAGGCGCCTGGTGACGGACGTACGCATCAAGCGTGGGATGCCGCTCAGCCTCAATGTCGTGTTCGCCAATGCGGACGGGAGCGCGTTCGACCTGACGACCGTGGTGCTCGGGGGGACCGTGCGGGATGCGCGCGACAACCTGGTGCAGGTGCTGCAGCCGCAGGCGTCGACCGTCGCCGGCGCCGCGAGCGTGTATGTGCCGAGCACGGCCGCATGGCCGCTCGGCCTTCTGCGCGGCGATATCGTGGTCACGGATCCCGATGGCACCGCCTCGATCAGCGAAGCGTTCGGGATCCGCGTCGAGCGGCCGGTGACCGAGCTCTCGCCGCCGGGTGCGACCTATGATCCCGTCGGCGATGCCGGTGCGCCGCCGCCGGCGCCGTCACCTTTCGCACCGGTGGGCTGATGGTCGCTTTCCCCGCCAGTATCACGATCACCCAGGACGTCCTCATCCCCTCGACGGAAGTGGTGCGCGGGCCGGTACCGGTACCGCCGTCGGCCGGCGCCGGGACTGGCGCGGATGTCTTTCTCGCGACGGCCGCCGTCACGATCAGCGGACAGCTGGCCGTCGCGGCATCTAGCGGCGGCGTGGTGCCGGCTGATTCGGGGACGGTGGCGATCGCCGGCGCGGTGATGGGGATTGCGGCCACGGCAGCCATCGCCGGCGGCTCGCTCGAGGTCCAGGCGGCCGGGCAGATGGAATTCGGCGGATGGGCCTGGACGCCTGGTGCCCCCGTGTATGTCGGGCCTGCGGGGGTGCTGACACAAACGCCCCCGGCGGCCGGTTTCCTGCAAATCGTCGGCGTCGCTCAGGACGCGACGACTCTCGTGATCGCCCTCGGCGATCCCATAATCCTGTGAGGTGAATCGTGGCTCTTCAGAAATTCCTCGCGCTCGTCAGCGGGCGCATCCAGCAACTCTCTCCGGTCCAGTCGTCGGCCGGCTCGGCCTCGGCCGGCGACATCGTGGCACTCAACTCCGCCGGGCAGATCGACGCCACCATGCTGGGCGCGGCCTCCGGCGAAGCATCGATCTCGGCAACGGCGAGCGAGGCCATCTCGGCCGGGGCGATCGTCAACGTCTACAACAACGCCGGAACGGTGAGCGTGCGCAACGCCGACAACACCGCGGCTGGTAAAGAAGCCACCGGCTTCGCGCTGGCGGCGATCGCCAGCGGCGCGACCGGCACCATTACGCTCCAGGGCGTCGTGACCGGGCTGAGCGGCCTCACGCCGGGCGCGTATCAGTTTCTGGGGACCGTGGGTGGCCTGGTGTCTGCGGCGCCTACCGCGGCGGGCTCGATCACCCAGATGGTGGGGACCGCACTCTCCGCGACCTCGGTCATGTTCCGGCCGTCGGACCCGATCACGAACTGAGGCGGTAGAATGGCCTCGATCCTTCAGCTTGTTGCGGGGCGCCTCCAGGCGCTGGCGGGGGTCGCCGCGAGCGCAGGCGCGGCGGATGCGGGGAAGGTGCCGATCCTGGGGTCCGGAGGACTGCTGGACAACTCGATGCTGCCAGCCGCGGCTCCGGGTGCGCCCTATGGCTACGCGGTCGCGGGATCGCCCTTCATCATCAATGATACATTGTGGTCGGGCAGCGTCAGCAATACGTGGGCGAGCGGAACGTTGATCCGCTTTGCGATGGCGTGGAAATATCCCTTCACGCCGAAATATCTGGGGGTGCTTCCAAACACCGGAGTTTCCGGGGCGATTTGTCGCCTGGGGCTCTATCCGTTCCTCACAACAGGAGAAGCCGGATCCCTGCTATACGATAGCGGCGACCTTTCGCCTACCGCCGCAAGCACCCCCGCGTTCGGAACAAATACTGTCTCAGGCACCCTTTCTCCGGGTGCTTATATTTTCGATCTTCTCATTGGAACAACTGCACCTGATTTGCTTGTTGAGAACGCACAACCCTCCGGAGGTGGAGTCGTGCCCGCAGCGTTTTACGGCGGCCCCACGGGCCTATACTATCAATATCCAGTTCTGATCAGCTCGCAGACTGGAGTGTCATACGGCGCGATGCCGACGACGCCTCCCGCGAATTCAACGTTTTCCGGGCAAAATAGCTATCAGACGCAGGGCTCTCGCCCGATCATAGTTGCTGAACGATGAGCGCTGCGTATTTAAATTACGTGGATCAGCCGGGGTTGCTTAGCGCCCTGTCTGCCGCTAGGCTGTCACCACGCTATATCGGCACGACGCTCTACGTGTCCGATCTCGCCAAGGCGCAATCGCTCGCAGCAGCATATAATCCGCTCCCTGCAATCCAGCAGCAAGCCCTCGCGACCGTCGCCGCGACGCTGGCGGCCCGTATCGCGGCCGGGTTCATATACGGCGGCGTTCTTGTCGCCTGCGACGACGCCGCGCAAGGCAAGATCGATCGCGTCGCGAACATGGCCGAAAACATTCTCGCCGCCCGGAGCGCCGTGACTTGGACCTCGCGCACATGGCCGCCGTTTGCGCTTGGCAATCCCGGCGTGCCCATTGCGACCGCGCAGGACATGGTCGCTTTCGGAACGGCCGTAGGTGACTACGTGGCCGACAATGAATTCCACGCCGCTGATCTCACGGCGCAGATCATGGCCTCGACAGCAACCGCTGCCAGCATCGCGGCCCTCGATCTCGATAACTCCAAGGGCACCTGGCCTACCGCCTGAGGTGAGAAAGTAGGAGGGCCAGCGTGCTCAAGAAAGTAATCGCCGGGTGGAATGCTGCACCAGGAGCGCCTCATGGGTGGAATCCTGCGCGAGAGGGGGAGTGCGGCGCGCTGCCAATACGCGTATTCCCCCCGCGTGCGCTTGAGGGAAAAGCGGCCGTTCAGTTCTGTGAATCAGCGTGGGAGCCGACGCCGGCTGAACTCGAGATGCTCAATCGGGGAGGCCAGATCGTATTGCGCGTATGGGGATGGCAAGTGCCTGTCGCCCTTTACGTCGAACCCCCTCCACCCGATACAGATGACGTAGCGGCTGAAGGTGCTCCGCTTCTGTAAGGAGCCTTTCAGAGGGTCTCTGGAGACGTCTTAGGGTGCGCTTTGTTACCGCCCTAGGTTAGGGAATTGCCCAAAAACTCATTTTTCCAGAAATGAGTGGCAGGAATTCCAGAAAACAGCGGCCGGCTACACCCGACGATCCCGATCATGCAGCGGAGCCGGCCAGCTCCGTACTCGATACCGGTCGGGACCCCTCCGCCACGGAGGCGCGCTCGACCACCACCACCACGACCGCGGAGCCGTCCGCCGAGGTGCCCGAGGAGGACGAGGGGCTGAAGCCGCTGCCCGAGCGGCTGATGACGGAACTCACCGCGCACCGGACGCTCGCGTTACGGGAAGCCTTGGGGAACGATTGGGACACGGCGTTCCTCGCCGTGCTCCACGCGCTTTGTCTCCGCCTGTTCTATCGCTCCGCCGCCGACACATGCCTGGAGATCGAGGCCAAGAGCGCCGGGTTCGGGACGCAGGCTCCGGGACTGAACGACACGGCATCCGCCAGGGCCATCGACGTGCGGCACGAGGCGTGGGTGAAGCAGTTGCCGGCGACGTCCGGAGAGCTCTGGGGCGCGCTCGTCGGGTTCGACACCGACACGCGCGCGGCGCTGTTCGCGCATTGCGCGGCGCTGACGATCAATGCGCTGCACGAACCCTGGAACCGCCGTCCGGGCGCGCTGGCCGACGCCGATCGGCTGGCGCAGGCAGTCGGTCTCGACATGACGGCGGCGGGCTGGGCGCCGACCGTCGAGACCTATCTCGGCCGGGTGCCGAAGGCCCGCATCCTGGAGGCGGTGCGCGAGGCGAAGGGCGAGCACGCCGCGCAGCTGATCGACCACCTGAAGAAGCCGGAGATGGCGCAGGAGGCCGAACGGCTGCTTGCCGGTACCGGCTGGCTGCCCGACCCACTCCGCACGCCCGGGTTGCCTGAGGCTGCGGCCGTCCCTCCCGCGGCCAGTGACGATGAAGCCGAGGGCGCGGCCGACGGTGACGCCGACGCAATCACCGCACTGCCGGCGTTCCTGATCGACGCCGATGATCCCGCCGTGCCGCAGGCCATCGCCGCTGAGTGACGGGCGAAGGCCCGGGGCACCCTGCCTCGGGCCTTCCGAGCTTCGGCTTTCCCGGACCCCGAAGGATCACCCCCATGATCGACAACCCGCACGATGCCTTCGCGCAGTACGAGGCCAAGGCCCGGCTGCGCGTCCAGTTGGCGCGCTAGGTGACACCGCTAAACAAGACCGCGCTGTTCGCCGTCCTGCGGGCCGCTGGCATCCAGCGTGTCACCGTTCACTTCGACGGCGCCGGTGACTCCGGACAGATCGAGAGCATCGACGCGACGGCCCCAGACGAAACCGCCGCCGAATTGCCCGACGGCACCATCGAGATCCGCACCCGGCTCTGGGACGGAAGCGGCGTGCAGACCGAGACCATGCCGGTGCGCGACGCGATCGAAAAGCTGGCCTACGACTTCCTCGAAGAGGTGCATGACGGCTGGGAGAACGAAGACGGCGCCTATGGCGAATTCGTCTTCGATGTCGGCGAGCGCACCATCCGTTTGGAATACAAGGAGCGCCTGATGACGACCTCCTACTCCGAACACGAATTCTGATGGAGGCGATAATGGCTCACCCGTATCATCACGCCCTGTCCTCGGCGCGCCTTTGGGGCGGGACCGCGGACGACTACCTGCGGCTGCACTCCTGGTTCGACGAGTCGAAGATGCTGACAGCGGATTTTTGACATCGGGCGCTGCGGCATCATGCCGAAGGCATCTTCATGGCGGAGCGGTTCTTCGGGCCGACCATCACCGTCTCGAGCGGGCGTGTCGTGCCAGTGCGGTTGATCGGCGAGCAGCACGTCCGCGAGGACCTCGGCTTCATCCCGAGCTTCGCCGACTGGGCACGCCGCATCCGCCCCGAGCTGTGGATGGGCCGCGCGCAGCCAGTCCAGAGGGACGTCGATCCGTTTGCGGTGTCTGCCCGAACCCTTACCCAAGTCGACGACGCATCACGCGACGCAGACCGCACTGGACACAGAGACAGGTTGCTGCTCACTCGAAAGTTGAGAATCTCGGAAACTTAACAACCTCGGTTAGCTTGGCGGCAATAAGCGTTCGGGTAGCGCCTGGTACGCATCAAGCTGCCAAGGACCCTGATAGTTGGCGATCAGCCCCTCGTTGGGCACTGGCATGCCGGCAATGGTCGCGATTTGCCCAAGGCAACGGCTGAGATGTCCGCGCAGGACCTCCAGAGCATCGAAATAGGCCTGCCGCGTATCTGGTGGCCGACGAAACTCACCAAAGCGCGGATGCCGCGGTGCATCCGTGTCCCGGCGCAATAGCTCCTCGAACGTCATGAACTGGCGAATGCCCGCCCCCATCGCATCGAGCAGCAAATAGAGCGGTCCATCCTGCAACTCGGCAAGCTCCACCTGCTTGTCCACGAGTGTCTTCCTAATTTCCCGAAGTGACGCCAACGCGTTGTCGATGCAGTTGTCGCAACACTCCCAGGCCGAAAGCACGCGGCGGTCCCGAAGCCGGATTACGATCTCCCGAGCGAATTGGCGCTCCGTGTCCCTCGGACTTACGGCGATACTGATGAACGGAAGATTGAGCGTCACATCACCCAAGCGACCGGTCACCTGCCGCCGTGCCCGCGCCAGCAAATCGGTCAGGTCAAGCTTGAACTGAATACCGCCGCTTCTCATGCCGCTCTCATGTTCGCCATTTCAAGCTGCAGGCAAGAGATTTCTTCTGCTTGCTGATGAGCAAGCAAGCGGTTCGGTTTGACTG